CTCTAGTGTCCATGTAAATCTCCTAGGTAAGTTATAGCATATTATACAGTATTCCTGGAAGAAAAGCTAGCATTAATCCCAACAATTGAGCCAAATGCTATTTTATGAAAAGTCGGTAAATCGTACTAACTATACCAATATTTTCAGCTTGTGCCCGGCGGGCAAACTCTCCAGACATGATATAGTCTTGGTTGTAACGACTAGATTCTTGAGTAGCATCAACAAGATCCTGGATACTGTACTGAGAAAACTGTTTTATCAAATTTACAATGCTAACTAACCGTGTGATGTTACCGGGATCTGAGTCCCAACTGGTATCAAATTTATAATCAAATTGAAATCCCAAACGTGAGAGTCTACCGTAGGTGTCATATTGTCCAACCGGCACAAATGCAGTTCCGCCAACTAGACATTTAAGAGTTTTTTCAGTAATGAACGGCCCGGGACGAATGAACCTGCCTTGATCATTGTCCATATAACTGTAGTGCAAGCTTTCATTAGTAAAGTGTATAGCAGCTTGTTGATATGCTGCACCCCATGGGTCAGCTGTGTACTGTTGATAATTCTTGTCTTCGGTGTAGTTATCCCCAATGTCCCGGGGGCGGCCTGCGTATTTGTCCCAAAATATATTGGCCAGAGTGTCCAACAATTTGTTACCTGTTGGCTCTCGATAGTGAACATTTTTCTCCTCTACCCAGTTGCTGAGTTTGAGCAAGCACTGATCTGTTCCGATATACTCTGCCAATGCAGTAAACACCAGCAGCTTGCTTTGTGTAATACGATTACAAAAGGCACTGGTTAAATATTGTCGCTTGGTATCCCACCCAGGGTTTGGAAACCATTCCAGCATTTTTTTAATCTGTGAGTGCCAAAATATGTATGTAAAAGGATACACATTACTGGCATGAGGCCAGTTGTAATATTCTGAGTCTGACAAAACAATAATCGGCGCCTGAACTCGTTTTGCTTGTTGATTGACCCACTCGACATCCACTGGTTCCAAGTGGAAGCTTACTACATAACCATCACACCCCAATGGAAGATCTAACTTGCCTAGCCCTGGCAAAGATGGCCATCTTTGCCAAAGGGCAAGATACCAAGTATCGGGAAATTTTTTTAACCACTGCACATAGTAGTTCTGGGACCATCGATTGTCTAACTGACTAGGTCGACCTGTCCATTCCCTGGGCACTAACATATTCCATTTATCAAGCATATGAATATATATGCTCACTTTGGACCACAGGGTAGCGAATCCGTGATTCCCGGGCAGCAGCCGCCCACCGCACCTTAACGGTCCTAGGCTTGGTTCTGTTCGCGCTCTGAGCGCATTTTATATAGCATGTTTTGGATAACACGGATGTCATCCTGCTGTTGTACACTTTCTTGTACCAGTTTGATAAACTCTAAACTGGCAGCGTCGTCTTCGAACAGGTCATCGACAATCATCATTGCTCCTCGATGTAGTCAGCCGACTCAAGTTTTTGGCGCCGGTGTGAGCGATACATTTCACATGCCAGGCCAGCTTCGTCTAGACTCTTGAACTTGACCCTGCTGGGACGACCCTTGATACTGATACGGAATCCGTCGTCTTCGTTGCCGTGAATCTTGAGATCATGCCCGTCATCAGTTGTGACAGTTTTGACTGCAGATCCAATTGTGTCACTGCTGTGGGTAGGTGTGTGTTTGCTGGCCAAGGCAGCGTCATGCTTGACTGCATCGGCTACACTTTGCAAGTAGTCGCCCAGTTTGCGCTTTTCTTTGTCTAACACATCTTCCTGTGCGATGGCCTCGTCAATCTGGGGTTGCCAGTAAGACTCTTCAACTTCGTCTACTGCAATGTTTTCACCACCGGCTTCGATAGCACCAATACCATCAGCATCATGTGCAACCTGTTCCAGCTGCAGCCAGTAGCGGCGCGGCACAGTCATCATGCCCGACTCAGGGTCTTGCTCGACCACATCACCAAATCTCTCCATCACAGCATTGTACGCACGTTCGGTATCCAAGTGGAATCCGACCCGATCTGTGCTGGCTTCTTCTACCTGTCCCTGGTTGTGTGCTTTCCATGTGGTAGCATACGCAATGGCTTTTTCTTTACCGGTCAGTTTACCATCTCGAGCATAACCTTGCTTGATGTGCTTGACCATGCGTTCGGCTTTAGCACCCGGGGGTGCGACTTCATCTACACCTTGAGCTCGTTTTTGGTATGCTGCCTCACGACGGGCTAATTCTTTTTTGGCATCTTCGTATGGGACTAATGCTCTTGAACCTGGTCCTGCGGCCACCACTCCTTTTAAGTATCCGACGCCGTACCGAGCCATGCTTTCCTCATGCTCTTTAGCTTCGGCATCCTTTGTTGCTTGTACACGCTGATTTAAGGTTTGTTGAGCGTCGGGAGTAAAGCTGCCACCGGACCCGGGCAACGAGACGCCGCCTGCACTTGCACCCATGGCCATCGAACCTGCCAACGCTGCTGCACCAAGCTTTTGTTTCCAGCCTTCCTCAACATCTTGCTCTTTTTTAACAACAAAAGATACATGCTTGTTTCCGGTGTTGGGATCTGTATATGTGCTCTTGAATACCTTGCCGCCGTGAGTTTTGGCATGTGCAAATGCTTCTGGCTTGCTGTCAAAACGATTAGAGGGCGGCTTAACCATCGGGCTTGCTTCTTCCGCCACACCTGATTGACCTTTTAATGCCTGTAATAACGCTTCTGCTACTACGCGGTCTATGTCTTGTTGGTCTTTTGTTAATTGATTAAATGGCACCATTTGTGCTATTCTATCAGCCATTTTTTTATCAAACTTTCCTTTTGCACGTAACGTCTCGGTATCATCAAATTGATCAGGATCGTCTACAAATTTTTGTGCCACTGACCACCAACCTTTATGAACAGCATCACTTATTTGATCAATATTAGTAATACCAGATTCAATTGCTTGTTTAGCATAGGCGGCGCTGGCTAAATTAGCTTGCCATCCAAATGTGTTACCAGGACTACTACGACCATAGTGATATTTGTCATCTAATGCCTTGTCACTAATCTGTGCTAGCTGGCTAATGTCCATGTTTTCATTAATCATGTCAATATATTTTCTAAACAATTCACTAACATTCTCGTCCATTTTATTTTCCTTAATAACTTAATTTAACGTAATTAACTAAACCTTGATTGAAATCTACAATCTTTGCTCTCATATATACAAAGTTACCGGTAACATTTGTGTATTGTGTAGCGTTTGGATTGTCGCTCCCGTTAAACTCATATACATCAAACCATTGATTATCCACTGTTGCAGGATTCGCTAGTGTTGCTTGTATAACAATGTTTCCAATAATATTGGTTACACTAAGATTAACAGTCTGTAAATCTCTGTTCCCTAAATAATATGCTGCGGCTGGTTGAGCATTCCCCACAACTGTGTAAGGTGCTCCGTTGCCTGGATTTACATAGGCTGTTTGTGGTAACAGAATAAGTGTAGTAGATTGGCTCATTATGCTTTTACCACTTCAACTACCACGTGTTGTCCCACTAATTCTTGGGCAACTTGCTCAATTGCCGCTTGTATTTCTTCGGAAATGCAGGTTGTTTGCTCTGCTGCCCCGTCTTTTACAAGCGAACTAAATTTGATTACGATTACATCTTCTACGATTTGTGCCATGATAATACTCCATAGAGTATTTATCATTTTAGACAGGATCGGGACGTTTTTCTAATTTGTATCGTTTTCCAAGCATATGGCCATACATTAGCACCAGATAACTTAATGTACTTTCATTATCGTAATCAATAGAATGAGTTCCACTAGTATAACGATAACTCCAACTGTTAAGTGCAGCAATCGGCCGTTTAACATACCCGTCTAACCATTTGCATAGCGCATCGCTAGGGACTAATTCTTTACTTTTACTAACAGTATCATATAAATCTTTAACAAAAGTTTTATCTTCAATGTACGCAGTTTTTAAGTAAATCCTGTAGTTATGCTTTGGCTTATTAACATAGTATTTTGTACCAGCAAACTGCTCTACTTGTACCTCAGTAATTTTTACAGTAATCGGTCCAAGGTCCTTTAATGTCAGCAATAATTCTAAATCATTACTATAAACTGAAGATGTATCACCCTCAAGTCTAAACGTTATTGATCCGGGCTTTTTGTTACTATTACGCCAATCAATGAAGTTAGTAATTTCGTTGAAATTTCCTACAACCATAGCTTTTCTATCTACTCTTAATCTATTGTATCCAGTAGAATCTATTCGTTTTACTAAATCTTCTGGAGTTTCAACATAGCTAGAAAGACCCAACCCATCTATTCTGAATTTAGCACGATATCTATATTTACCGTAATAGTTGTTTTCCTTATATTCATAATAATCAATATTAGGAACGTCTTTAACTGACCTCAATAATCCCATTTTCATTTACTTTCGCTGTTAATTTTTGTGTTACTGCAAAATCAATTGCACCGTCTGTCATCACAACATTGATTGTAGCAGATTTAATGCGTTCAAACAATACTTTTTTACTTAGAGGCACCCGAATCAATTCATCAATCTTACGTGCTAATGGTCGTGCGCCCATTTTCTTATCGTAACCTTGTTCTGCCAAATACTCAACTACTGGCTCACTCAAGTTCAATGTGATATCATGCTTATCAACCAAACTCTTTTTCAAGTCATCGGTAAACTTGATAACAATCTTCTTAATAGCAAGGGTATCTAACTTGTTAAACTTGCAAATCAAGTCAACACGATTTCTAAACTCAGGTTTAAAGAATTCTTTCAATGCTCTATCATCTTCACCGGTCTTCTCTTGATTACCAAATCCAATGTTGTTGCGTTCACTATCACTACTACCCAAGTTACTGGTCATGATAATGATACTGTTCTTACAGTTAACTTGCTTGCCATTAGATCCAGTGATATGACCTTCATCCAACATCTGTAAGAAGATATTAAAGATATCTGGATGTGCTTTCTCAACTTCATCAAATAACATGATACTATGTGGGTTCTTACTCAAGTCATTAATCAATCGTCCACCACTCACTTGACTGTCACCAAAGCCAACATATCCAGGAGGAGGTCCAATCAAACTGCTAACACTATGCTTCTCTCCATACTCACTCATATCATACTTAAGCAATGGCATATCTAAGTTCTTACTCAATAGTTTAGCAAGTTCAGTCTTACCAGTACCAGTTGGTCCTAAGAATAAGAAACTTGCTGTAGGTTTCTTATCATTGCCGATACCAGCAAATGAAACATAAACACGTTCAAGTACCTGTTGTACAGTTTCATCTTGTCCGTATAGTTTGTCCTTAATGTTTGATTCTAATTTATGAATCAATTCAAAGTTATCACCCTTCATCTTATCAGCAGGTACGCCAGTGAATCGTTCAACTTGGTCAAACACAAGTTCTTTAGTAATCATTGCGCCCTTGTTCTCTGCTACACGTTGTTTAGCACAAGCGGCATCAAGCAAATCAATACTCTTGTCCGGGTTCTTTCGGTCATGAATGTAACGGTCAGCACTTTCAACTGCTGCTTTGATAGCTTCATCTGTGATTTCAACGTTGTGGAAATCATTCAGTCGGCTACTCAACCCATTCAGAATACGAATTGTTGTATCATGGTTAGGTTCGTCAACAGTTACACGATAGAACCTACGCATCAATGCACGATCCTTCTCAAAACTTTCGTAGTATTCTTCCCAAGTTGTGCTAGCAATAACTTTAAGAGTGCCCTTAGTGATTGCGGGTTTAATCATATTAGCAAAGTCAACTGACCCATTGTTTGAGCCACCTGAACCCTGCATAGTGTGTGCTTCATCAATGAAAAGAATAGTCTTTTTCTTTGTGTTCAGTGCATCTAATACTGCTTTGACCTTTTCTTCAAAGTCTCCGCGATACTTACTACCAGCAAGCAAACTACCCACTTCTAAACTATATAGTTGATGATCCTGCAAAAATTCTGGAACTTCTTTGTTAATCATCATCTGTGCTAGACCTTCAGCAATTGCTGTTTTACCAACGCCAGGATCACCGACCATCAATACGTTTGACTTGAAACGTTTAGCAAGTACGTTAATGATATCATCAAGTTCTTTTGTGCGACCGATCAATGGTTCAAGTTTGCCCTGTGCTGCTAGTTGAGTTAGATTGATTGTATATTCCTCAAGGATCTCGTCAGCTTGACCATCTGTTAGATTAGTAGTTTCGTTATGTTTATAATTTTTCTGCCAATGTGCTACGAATTCATTTTTGCTAATTCCATACTTCAATAAGAAATAATGAGCATGACTATTGCCTTCGGATGCGATACTTAGATATAAATCAACTGTAGTGACTTGTCTACGACCAGTAAACAAAACTTGTGTTACTGAACGATTCATTACACGTTCCAAACTATTTGTTTTGCGTGGAACTACTTCATCTTCTTTGCTTACGATAGCATGTAGACTATCCAAATATGAACCAATTTCCAGGATCATAGTTTCTACATCAGCACCATAACTTACTATACATTTTTTAAATGAAGTGTGGCTTATTAGTGCTAGCAATAAATGTTCTACTGTAACATATTGGTGTTTACGACTTTTAGCAAACTCAATTGATTGTTCAATAATGTTTTCGATTTCGGGTGAATGTGTCATTTAGACTCCTTTAGTTTTTGTTGAGAAATGCTATTGATAACCGCTTCATCAATGATATCAGGAATAAACGGTTTTAGCAAGATTATTTGGTCACCGTATCCACTAGTGTTGTAGATGGGCATACCTTGTCCTGTTAATTTCAATTGTATATAGGGTTGTGTTCGTGGTTTTACTGTTACCTCAAGTGTTTTTCCAGATAAGGTCGTGAATTCAAAAGTAGTTCCAATAATCAAATCTAATACTGATATAGAATGGTTACAAACTAAATCATTACCTTGTCTATCATATTTAAGATGCGGGTCGATACGAAAATCTACTACTAAACTAGCACCATCTAATACGTTATCGATTTTCATTTGATTACCATTTTGTACCCCTTTGGGTATTTGAATAGTTACCGCATGAACATTAGTAGGTGTTTGTAATTTCAATAATTGTTCACCGCCGTTGAATGCTTGTTCTAGTGATATGTTTATTGTAGTACGGAATACTTGTTGTTGTGGTTGTTGTCTACGTTGATTAAACGGGTCAAACGGGTTACCGCCACCAAACATCTGCCCAAATATGTGTTCAAATCCTTGAGGCATTCCACCCTGATGGTGAAATCCTTGTGGCATGGGATTATCATATTGTTGACGTTTTTCTGGGCTGCTTAATGTATCGTAAGCCGCTTGTATATCTTGAAATTTAGCCTTGTCGCCGCCTTTATCAGGATGATGCTGACTAGCCAATTTGCGATATGATTTTTTTATTTCATCAGGGGTTGCATTTTTACTAACACCCAAAGTATTGTAATGGTCCATTTAAACATTATAGCATACTACTATGCTATTGTCAACACTTTTAATTAGCGCCGGCAACCTTTTCTTTAGTGCGGCCATATGCTGCGATACCCAATACAGCACCCATAGCAATATGATATAGTCCTGCACCCTGTAAGGTTAGTGGTTGCCACTGACTAGTAACTTGTCCATGGTTTAATGCTTGCAATAGACTCCAAAGAACGGGAAACAAAATAAAATCTGCAAAACAGGTAGACATATATAACCATCCCATCATAGGGCGCCATTTTGAATTTACCCAATGTTCGCTTTCTTTGTCATGTGCAACTAATATATCGGCACCACTTGCTGCATTAGTGGGTGCAGCACCAGTTAATACGGGTTGCTGTCCTGTTGATTGATTAATGTTTTGTGTACTTCCAAATCCTGTACTTGGTTGTTGATTGAATCCTGGGGAGTTAAAACTGTTTTGATTGAATCCAGACGTTCCTGTTCCAAACGTTGAATTTCCACCAAAGCCTGTTGTAGTGCTGATAGTTCCATAAGTGCTTCCTTGTGGAAATTGAGATATAGTAGGATCAGCCGCTAACATATCGTGGTGATCGTCACTCTTTGCTACTGCTGAATCTGTTGTTGACTTTTGTGCTAATATAGTTGCCATTTTATAACCCTGCCATTGATATAAATGCTTTTAATTCGCTATCTGGTTCGCCGTGTAGATTTATTGTATCTAATCCTGCACGATGACGCATCTCATTTAAACCTTCTTCATCTTCATTTTCTTCACGATATTCATGTGGACTAATAGTAATTTTTTGTTTCAATAAATCTGCATCAGCATCATAATCTTCTTCATCAATATTTATAGTCCACTCGGTTACTTTTAAATCTGTTAATGTTTCTAAATCTTCTATTAATTCTACAATACGTTCTGGGACTTTTGTTCTGCGTTTCATCTCAACAAATACTAGATATTTGCCTGGACTTAATTCACCTTCACTTAAACTAGCATCAAGTACCCAATCATACCCACGTTCAAACCAATCAACTAAATCATTGCCTGCTGCTTCACTTTTAACAGTAAATGCTAATGTAACAATATCACTGTCTTTACCCATCTTAGCAGAATATTCATCTACGGAAACGGTAGGTTCAATTTGGTCTACCATATCCAAATAATCTAATCCTTCATTAATGATTCTTCTTGTCATGTTATACCTTACATTGCGGGTGCAGGAGGTGCTCCGGGTGGGGCGCCTGGAGGCATTCCACCCATTCCCATACCTGCATCTTGTTCTTGTTCTTCCTGATCAGTAGTAGAATCTTGATCCAAATCTTCATCATATGAATCATCTAGTTCTTCCAAATCAATTGTCTGCCCAGCTAAGTCAATAGAGCCTTCTTTAATATCATCCAATAAGTCTTTTGGTATCTCTATGTAAACAAACCAAACTTTCTTTGGTGCCATCTTAGGATAACGTGTACCAGGAACATAATCTTCATAATCTTTAACTTCTACTGGAACTTCAACTTCAGATTTAGCAAACTTAACCTTACATCCAATTGCTACTAAACGTCTAGCACCTTTGGGATTAGGCATTAACTTGTATGGCCACATGAATATGCAACTAACTGTATAGCGTTTTATGTTAGGACCTTGAACTAATTCACCTAATTCCCAGTTACGGTAGGCGTAAAGATCGGATTCGTCTAGTACTCGTTCAAAGTCTAGTAGGGTGTTCATTGACCCGTCACTGGTAAATATACCCTTTACGGTGTCTACAATGCTGACATAATCAACATTATCAAAGAAATTGTCGGCGGCTTCGTGCTTCATTAATATATTTATCTTTAATTGATTAATAGCACTATTTCAATATTTTGCTGTTAAGCCAAGTATTTAGTCTAAAATATTGCGTTAAAAGTCTGATACATTACACAAGATTTTTGGCTTTAAATAATATTGAGTATTATGAGTACTCACCCGCTCTTATAAAGGAGAATTTACATTGAGCAAACGGAAAACCAGTGCTTTACGCACTACTCAGCAAGATCCACGCTTTTCAAGCAAAAAACAAACAAATCAAACTTTTTACATGAAAGAATCAAAAACAATAGATTTCTCGCAAGCAAAATCTGTAAGGATCAATAAGCGGCCCGTACAGTTAGTCCCCAAATCTCTAAATCAAGAAAATTACATAATGTCTCTATTAGATGAGAACACCGATATTGTTGTTGTCACTGGTCCGGCCGGTACTGGTAAAACTTATTTAGCAATGCAGGCGGCTATTAAAGCAATGCGTGACGGAGAATGTGATAGAATCATATTGTCTCGTCCCGCTGTAGGAGTAGATGACGAAAAACACGGCTTCTTGCCTGGTGATATCAATCAAAAGATGGAACCTTGGACAAGACCCTTAATGGATGTATTACGTGAGTATTACACACAAGCAGAAATTACTCATATGTTGGAAGAACAGATTATAGAGATTGCTCCATTAGCATTCTGTCGTGGTCGTAACTTCAAACATAGTTGGGTAGTGTTAGATGAAGCGCAAAATGCAACACCTGGTCAACTCAAAATGATTATGACTAGAATCGGCGTTGGCAGTAAGATTGTAATTACTGGCGATATTGAACAAGCCGATAGAAAATCAGCCGACAATGGGCTACTAGACTTACAAAATCGATTGGGGAAGGGGGTGATACCAGGGTTGCAGTTATGTACTTTTGACATTAAAGATGTTCAACGGCACCGCATCATTGAACATGTACTAAACTTGTACAGTTAAAAAGAGGGGCAATGCCCCTCTTTTACTTCTGAACTTCTGATTCAGTATTATTCTTTTGTAATTGATCAATTAACGTTGGATATACCTTTTTGTAGTATTCAATCATCTTATCCCAATCACTATCTACTACCTTACTTTCAATTACGCATTTGTCAATTTTCTTTTTATTAAAATCTAAAATGACATTGCAGGTTTGAATGTCAGAGGTGCGTACACGCTTACTAATACTAACTTGTTCATCAATCTGTCCATTAGGTTTACGGACAAAGGTAATCAATAAATATCTCACGATGTTAACTCCACTAATGTTGCTGCTAATGAGATTTCAGGAATTCCAACTAACGGCAAGTTTGCTAGACCATTACGAATGACAATGATACTAGCATCACGTTTTTCTTGTTGCTTTCCCCATAAGTCTAAGTTGTCATACATCCACCTGTAAGTATCTTCAATACGTGTTGGGTACAACGCAATGTATTGCATCAGTTGCTGGCGACCCTCAAGAATTTTACCAGCTTTAAACAATGTTGTTGCTTCTAACAGTAACTCGTGTTCACTATTACCTTCTGATTGTGGGGGCAATAGCTTACCTGTGCTGCTATTGACTTGTAGTTGATTCAAACATTTACGCAAGTCTGGATATGCTACACGAACATAACTATCCAATGTATCCAAATCAAACTCAATGCCCTCAGTTACAAGAACAGTTGCTGCCCTTGCAGTGTACTCAGTACGATCGGGTTTAGCGATATGAAACTTGTGACAACGACTTTCACGCAATGCTGGAATGATTTTGTGTTCATAGTTACAAGTAAGAATGAATCTTACTGTATCAGCATATGCTTCCATATCATTACGCAATGCTGCTTGAAACTCTGGACTTGTATAGTCAGCTTCATCAAGTAGAATCACTTTAAACTTACCGAAGGGCATTGTTTGAGCAAATCCATTAATCTTATCACGCACAACTGCCACACCATTCTCACGACTAGCATTGATTTCTAATACATCATAATCTTCTACACCAAGTTCATTAATTAAAACTTTAGCAAGAGTAGTCTTACCTGTGCCCGGGTCACCACTTAGTAATAGATGTGGGATAGAACCATTAGCGATCCAACCTTCTACTTGTTGTTTTTGTCGTTCATCTACAAAGACATAATCTGTTACAGATTTTGGACGATAACGCTCAACCCAAAGTTGGTTCTTCATTTTCTAAGCATCTCCAATGTTATAATGTGTGAAATACCTTGACCTAAGTCTTGATCACTAGTAATGATATGCAATGCAGTATTGCGTTCATCTGTTCTAGGATCGTATTTGTTGTACTCCATAACATATCCGCCGTTTGCTGAATGTATTGTAAAGTTCATACCATTTGACTGATCTATCCTACGACCTGAATTAATAGTACCAATACCAATAGATTTTGAAGGTAAGTTTACATCCCCGTCAGAACGGACTTTATTCCAATCTTCTCTAACCCAGCTAATAACTTTTTGCTTAAACCAATTTATCATTAATACACCTTGTCGCTAAATGTTTCGTCATATACTTGTTCATCTGACGCTAATAGTATATCACTAGGATCAACTCTACGCAATGTTTTCTTACCCGTTTCATCTTCAATGTCGATACCACGTGTCCAACGACCATGACTTACCATGACCCATAATTCTTCATACAAATCAGGGTCTTTATTCTCTGCACCAATCTTGTATATCTTTCCCCAACGAGGCCTGATACCTGCACTTTTCATATCATCATTTGGTAATAGTATACCACTAGTGGTAATACGAACATCAAAACTCATATCATAAACAATGATATGTGCGCCGATTGGTCTGAATTGGTCTTTAGTGAATTTATGCGGGTCAAATGCTAATTTCTTTTCTTCCATGTTATTTCTTCTTTGTTTCTTTGGCTTTGATTTGTTCAACTTCCAAATCATCATTAAACGATTCTTCCAATTCCAATTCTTCTGGGGTTAACTCAATCAAATCAAGTGTTGGGGTAGGGGCAGAATCTGGTTGAATTGTTGGTCTAGGTCTTTTTAGCGGTTGAGCAGAACGATTACCTACTGTTTTGCTGTATGCATTATTTACCTTTTCAGTCACGGGTTTGATAACTTTACCAAATGCATCAATGGTATCACCACGTGCATTTAGATTTTTAACATTACCCACTGCTCTTGTTTTTTCATTTTTGGATACTAGTGCTGACATATCAACACTTTTTCCCATTGCGGATCTAACTATAGCCATTTTAATCTCCTTATTTTAAAAATTCATCTACCGATAATTGGTAGTACAAACTATTTATACGATGAATTCCAATCAAATACAATACATAGCTTGCTACACTACTACCACGACCTACGCCCCATACAATATTGTTTCTACGCATTGTGTCAACTAGATATTTTAAATACTTCAATAATGGGAACATATCCCTATCATGGAATTTTATTAATTCGTTGCCTGCACGTTGCAGTTCTTCTTCGTTTTTACATTGATCTAATACCCATTTAGCAATATCCATTTCGTAGTATTCTACGGGCATTTGCCACTGAGATTGATTTTCTTTATCAAATTCTTCAACTGATAATTTTTTATCTATGTATTCTACTAATGTAGGTAGATTTTCTTCTGAGAGAAAGATGTGCGTACTGTCCAGATTTATTTGCTTATCTACAAGACAATCTTTAATGGTGCGGGCTGGATCACTCATATACAAATCACACAGATCATCTTCTGTGAGAATTATTTGTCCATAATTATCAATTTTCATCTATGTATTATAACATAGACTTTTGTGTAAATCAACTATAATGGTTGTTTTTCATGGTCATTACTAAAAATAATTTCAGTAGTGGTATATTCTTTTTGTTCCCAATCTAACCCAACGCTCCACCAATCAGAATGTTGTTTTACCAGTCTAACAATTTTATCCTTTTTGTTAGATTTGGTTATATCTGACATATTAGTAGAACTATCACTCCACCAGCCCTTATTACCAAATGGGTGATTAGACACATTTTCTATGTCATATACAAATTTAACATCATCACTTAACCCAGACATAAGTGAAATATCGGTAATATGCAGTTTGCCTTCTGTTATTGCATTTAGTTTAAGCAATAATAATATGGTTATGATTTGATCATATGGTTCGTCAGGTAATGTACAGACTTTGATATCAGCTTGCATATACTTTTCTATAGCTTTTTTTTCTGAATCTTGTACAAAGATACTATTACCCAAACATTCATGCAAGAAGTAATGTATTCTGTCCATTGCTATATTCTGTTCTTTAATAGATGCTGTATCAACTTCCATTTTTAATGCAAGTTCATATATGGTCATTAAGAATTCACCTTCAAAATAAACCCCAGCTTGGAATGCGAATTCACGTTCTATTTTTGTTGCCAATTTGATCCTCTTTTTGTATTGATACTTGACCTTGAATGTTTTGTTTTTTCATAACATCGTCAAGTTTTTTGCTGGCTTCATTACGATACGTTTCAATTACCATATGAAGCTGATTAATTAATGGCCTATTACCTGTACGAGAAGCAAAGGTTAGTTTATTCATCAGACCGGTTAAATCAGTCTGGATTTCCTCTAATGTCTTTTCGGCCAGTTTTTTCTTATCTAAGAATGGATGTTCCATTCAAATATTTATCACCAAGAAGATAGTGCGATTCTTTTCCAGATATCATTGCCAACATAGAATGTTGCAGTTGTTGCAGTAGTATTACCAGATAGGACAACGGTAGTATCTGCTACTCCATTTGATCTACTTAAACTTACTGTAATATTGGCGCCGGAGAAGGATTTAACATAATAAACAGTGTTTGAAACTAATCCTCCCATATTAGCAGCAAAAATGATTGGGGCATTATTTGCTAAACTTCCAGTATTGCCACTTAAGGTTATCATGCCATTAGCATATGTTTGTGTTACTGATGTTCCGTATGATGAAGAATTATATGAGTCTGTAGCGACATATACATACGACACTGGGTTTGCATACATTGTACCAGACCCGCCTGCCAAGTTTACATTGGCACCACCAATAGTTGATGAAACTGTAAAGTATGTATTAGCAGAAACATTTCTAACATAATATGTAGCACCGCTAGTGATATTAGCTTCAAAACTAGTACCAGTGAATACAATTGGCAAATCGGTATATAGTTGAGTAGTATCTGCTACATTTAAATATCCATTATTAACTTTATATGTTAAACCAGTAGGTGTTCCGGTTGTTGTTGTAATGTTTGAGCCGCCGCTAGTAGTTGATAATTGAAAGTTAGTTGTTCCATTGGTAGCTATAATATAATATGTACTAGGATCTGAATACCCACTGATACTACCTGTGCCACCTGCAGTTCCAGATATTCTCAATTGTTGATCCACTGCTAATGGTAATGATGTCGCACTACAAGTAAACCCACCTGAAGTATTTGAAATCACTACGGTAGACAGAGACATTCCTGTATTTGACGATAACACAGATAATTGATTAAACGATGGCCCAACTGCGATATCACCATTAACATCACCTTGAAATCCTTTAGGGGAAATAAGTTTTTGTTGAATCTGAGTTGATTGTCTTGGTCTATTGATTGGTTGAATATACAATGTGTTGCCGCAATCAGTTGAACTTATCAAATAGTTAAGTTGTGTTACTCCATTTGGTACTGTAACAGTTGGTATAGTACCAATATTAGCAAAGTTTTCAAGTAACATAACACCATCATCATTGGAGATTACTAATTCACTTGGAAAACTGATTACAGCATTAGCATTTGAAACTGATAGATTTAGTTGCACATTGCTTTGAGTACCAGTTGGTGCCCAACTACCAAAATTGATTGTAGTATTTGCAGCAACTGTTCCATACTGTACATCACCTAATGACACATCAACTAGTACAGTACCGGCTAATGCGTTACCTAAATTATAAGTTGTTGCTCTAAAGCCACGTGTACTTGCATTACTGATAAGTGTATTAGCCATATCATTATTAATTGTAGTGCCTAGTAATGCTTGTTTAACTACAACTTTATTTTGTAGGTCAGTTATTTCATTGCCGGCGGCATTTAAATTGTTTACGATAGAAGCAAAATTATCTCTGAATCCCTGGCTGTTATTGTTAACGCCCGGGACAGGGTAATTTACATTTATTGCGGTTGTGTTGATTGTACTCATGTTTTTATTCCGTTATATATATTTAGTATTGTGATTCGTCCGGTAAAATAGTTTGTCTAGGGAATAACACATAAAAATCTTGGCTATTTAATGGATTGGGAGTAGGGGTAGCACTTGGTAGTCCGGTCCAAGCAGGTGGGTTTAATCCATTATCCCAATCATATGTAGCACTCTTATTAACGGTAAATCTATCAAGTTCAAAATTAATTTGATTCAATGAGTAATGTACAAAGTTACCTTGTGCGTTTGTATATCCCCAATTTGTTTCTATATTTGTTTTTATAACTTCCGCAGGACTTATTCCACCGGTTTCTCTTGGTTTTGTATAACATATAACCCAAGCCTGAGTATATCCCAATGTACTACCATTTTCTTGTTGACTCGTCATCCATTGCGGTAATAATGTACTATTATACACTTGTCCTAATACATCGGCTACTTGATTACGCATATTGAACAAACTATTAGGATATAACGTTATAGCATAGCCCGGAGTTAAACTGGTATAGAAGGTAGGCTCATATATAATACAATCCATCAAACCTGTATCAGTAGTTAATACCATAGCAGTCCCATTGTAGGGGGTAGTAGATACCGTGAATTCAGTTGTACTATCAACACTAAGAACATAATAAGTAGTACCTGCTTCAATGTTTCCAAAAGTAGTGCCAGAAAACATTATTTGTCTACCTGACAATAAACCCACAGTTGAACCGCAAGTAATCTGATTGGTTGTGGCAGCAGTAGCAGTTACACTTAACGTACTTCCCGGTTGACCAAAATAATAGCTTGTAAAAATATTAGTTACACTAGTATACCATGCCCCTAAATTTAAATCTATTGGGCGAGGCCAGTTTATTTCAGCAGGAACACTTACACCGGACGGATTAACTAAGTTATCTATTACTTCACTATACACCACTTCATATATAATCTCGCCTGCATCATTTTTTGCCACCGCAGTTTTTAATTCACCTAAAGTAATATTTCTCCAATAGTGATTTTTTCTTTGTATTGCTGCAATATATTGATTTATATCACTAGCATATATTCCATACGCATGTTCATATATAACATTAGTAGCTTTTCCAAAATGAACGTCAGTTGGTCTATATAATAATAGAGGGTCTATTAGAGCGTCATTATCTAATAATGTATTAAGAAGTTGTCTATCCTGTATGCTAGGCGATGCTTCTATGTACAATATGTCAGTTGGTTGATTATATTCTTGATATACATTTACTTCAAATGTTTTACTAGAAAATATTGAATTATATGTAGTTGAATATGCCTGTACTGTGAAACTAAAATTAGTAGTAGTGGATGCATCTAACATTTGTGATGTAGGTTGATCCGCTATAATACCTATTATTTCTCCGTTAGATAACAATTCTAAGTCAGGAGGTAATGATCCTGAAGTTAATCTATATTGTAAATCTTCTGTGTCAGATACTGCTTCAACTTTTAATGTACTGATACTACCGTTGTAAACAGTCCCTAAATTTTCAGTAGTAATCCATATAATATTACCTAATATATCAAAACTTAATGTAAGTGAGAAATTAAAATTACCTGATGTTATAGATGGGCTATTTACTTTTCTCACGCTTACTGTAAAATTATAATTAATTATACTCTTTACATCTAATATAGGATATCCAGTCAACCATCCTGTAGTTGAATTACCTGACATCCAACTTGGCAAGTTAGAGAATATATATTCTAAATTATTTCCATCAAAATCGTAGCCTAACACTTTAAATGCAAAGTAGTTATCACTTTGAATTGTTCCTATTTGTGCAGCCTGTGTAGGTGGGATAGGTGGTAAAATATAATAACCATAATATGGATCATTATCAGTTGGAGCAATAACTAATGGTCTTGTATTTAATATAGTTGGTGGTCTAGTATTAGGCTGTAATCCTAATGTACCCCCTTGACTTAAGGGCAAGTTTTGATTAATAACAGTAATTGAATAAGAAGCAATATTGCCGCCAAGTGGGCTTAATAGTCTTAACACAAATGAATATGTTCTTTTTGTGGGTTGTCCGGTAGAGATACTCGGTAACGTAACATTCATTGTGCCCGACGCATCGGCCAATGGTAATGCAGTACCAAATTCAGTAGCAGATATTGAAAATGAATTATTTGATGTATTAACATCTCTTATATAGTAAGTTTGATTAGATACAATATCCCCGAATGTATTAGTAAATACAACCGGTCTTCCTATCATAGTACTGTTTATAGAATTGTCAAAACATGAAATATAATCAGTAGTTGAACTTGATGACAATGCTACAGTTGTTACAGTGGGTAGTGTTAAATTAATTATTGGCGGGAGTGCATAACCTTGAATAAGCCCTGATTCAGATAATTCAAGCCCCGGAGGTAATAGTCCTTCTTGCAAATCAACTATTACATTATTTGTCGTATCAGGATTAGCGTATTGTACTTGAATTTGTGTCCATGTGCTATCGTTTACATTTTTCAACGAACCAGCGGGAGTGGTAAATTGTGGTACAGCAGTCCCTGACACGGTTATGCTAAACGTCCTGTCACGTATATTACCCAAGTTATCAGTTGCACGAATAGTAAATGAAGTTGTAGTATTTTGTGTAACTAGTGTAGGTACACCACTTATTAATCCGTTACTTGTTTTCAATGTTAGATTAGTAGGAAGTGATCCGGATAATAAAGTATATGTTATTGTAGCTGCCGGATCCACTGGAGTGGCTGAAACCAAAAAAGTCATAGTATATCCATAGGGATAAGTTCCTATAGAACCTGCGGGGGTAATCCAAGTTGGTTGTGCCATATTAACTTGTTAAATAATGCATCGCTAATTCGTAATGATGCTTTCTATCTTCTAAACCAATTGTACCACCATTGATACGTTTAGTTAATGTTACAAAATCTCCACTATCACAGTATTGATTTAGTTTGTTATTATCCCAGAACCATCCAGCACTTGCTACAGCACCGTTTGGCGTTTCTAAGTAAGCTATTGTATCTTCTAAACTCATGCCTAAATCTGCTGCAAATTTTGTATAGTTAGCACGACCTGTTAATTGAATTAGTCCACGACCACAGAAGCGATATCCATCACCTGATTCTTCTGGGCCATTACTCATACGATTAGCATAGACACGATTAGCAATACGTTCTGGCTTTTTAGCATATTGATTTGCTAGTTCATCGTTGGGAAAATATTTACCAAATGTACCACGTAGACCCTTAGCACTATAGTTTAAATTTTCTTTAATAGCAGTATATCCACCGGATTCATGTGCTGTTTGTGCTAGAAAGCCTGCCAATCTTGCTGGATTAACATTCATGTCATAGTATTCAGCCACTGTGTTTAGTGGTTCTAAGTATCCCTCAAGAATACTTGATTTTGTTCGGGGACACATATGTGTCAATAAATCTAGTGTTACCATAATACTTCCTTATTATAGTATTTATCGTTTTGATTGAAGGTTGTTGATGACCTATATACTTGACGGGAAAGATCGTGTTGATCCAGGCCAGACTATATATACGGCTCCGTCGCCGCCTGGACAAGCACCGCCTGAACCTCCTCCGCCGTATGCACCACCCGCTACACCATATGTAGCAGATGCCCCGGAGCTGCCGCCCGAACCTCCACCTCCTCCGCGACCACCGTCAATATCATAGACCCCGCCGGCACCATTGTTACTTTGACCATATATTCCTACACCTCCGCCGTTACCGGCTCTTTGTGAGCCGCCGCTAACCGACCCGCCGCCACCGCCGCCACCTCCTCCTGCGCCATCGCTACCATTCTGGTTGCTAGCAGTTGATCCGTTCCCGCCGTTACCTGAGTAGCCGCCGGCGCCACCGCCGCCGCCGTAGCCTCCCCAAAAGGTTCCGCCGTTGCCGCCCGTGCCGCCACCGGTGGCGCCTGAATATCCACCACCTGACCCGCCGCTGCCGCCGCCCAATCCTCCATTGCCAAAAACTGAATTATTAAAATGTGATGCACTTCCATCACAATCCGGTGACGAAAAAGATCCTGCGCCACCGGGACCAACGTAAACCGGATATGTATTTCCCGGCACAACTGCAATATTATTTTGCCAGCCTAGGCCACCACCTCCACCTGCATTATTATATCCTCCGCCGCCGCCGCCTATTGTAACTACACTAACTGATGTTACGCCAGCTGGTGCTGTCCATATATAGTATCCAGCAGTTGTATATGCTTGTTGCCCGGCTGCTGCGGTTGTAGTAATTTGATTGCTTGCAGAACTAGGAGAACTTGTACCAATTGAATTTGTTGCAGTAACAGTAAATGTATATGCTGTACCCGGTGATAATCCAGTAATATTAATAGTGCCTGACCCTGCTTGACTCAATGTACCAGATCCGCCGGCGGGATTTGAGGTTGCAGTATAACTAGTTATAGTAGAGCCACCGTTATATGCAGGGGCAGTATAAGTTAATGTAGCTGTTGTTGTTCCAGTAGCAGTTGCAGTACCTACTGTGGGTGCATTAGGTACTGAAATTATTACCGCAGTAAATCCCGATATTCGCATTGGTCCAAATGATATTCCCATTATCAACTTTCAATGTTATGTATATGTAGCACCAACTGTATACCACTGTGTAGTAGTAGGTGCTATGAATTGTAATGTTGCTCCGGCAACTTGTGTAAATGCTCCGTTTGTTGCTAGTGAATTGATTGTTCCACCACTTGCTGGATATACTAATAAACTGTTAGCACTAGTATTAGTAATAGTTAATACCATACCAGCTACTGCTGTTGGCATTACTACGCCCGCGCCACTTGCTACTGTAGAAACAATATTCATTTCTTTAGTTAATGCTGTAGCATTTGCTTGAACTGTTCCTGCTGCTGAAATACTAGTAGCAACTGAGCGTAAGTAATATGATGTTACTGTTACGTTACCTGCTGATATATTACCTGTCACAGATAACACTCCACCTGTTACAAGATTGCCACCTGTAATATTACCGGTTGCAACAATTGAACCACCTGTACCTAAGTTACCTACATTAGCATTACCTGTCACAGATAACACTCCACCTGTTACAAGATTGCCACCTGTAATATTACCGGTTGCAACAATTGAACCACCTGTACCTAAGTTACCTACATTAGCATTACCTGTAACAGATAACACTCCACCTGTTACAAGATTGCCACCTGTAATATTACCGGTTGCAACAATTAAACCACCTGTACCTAAGTTACCTACATTAGCATTACCTGTCACAGACAATGATGTTAATGTACCAACACTAGTAATATTTGGTTGAGCATTAGTTGTTAAGCTGCCTCCCAATGTAGTAAATACAGCACCTGTTCCACCTATGTTACCTACGTTGGCATTAGCTGATATATTTGCATATCCTGTAATGTTAGCACCAGTGCCTGTAATTGTCATTGTTGTATTACCAATTGCTGCTATTGTTACATTGCCGTTAGCAGTAGCGATATTAACGTTTGAGTTGCCATTTGCATGAACACCTAATAGGTTGCCAACAGTGACGTTACCAGTTGCAGTAATAGTTCCATTACCAAAAGTACTATTAGCAGTAGCATTACCAACTATCAATGTAGTTAGTGTACCAACACTAGTAATATTTGGTTGAGCATTAGTAGTTACAGTGATTGCTGTAGTTGCACTAGTTGCCACACCTGATAATGTACCAACGAATGTAGTAGCTGTAATAGCACCGTTTGCTAAGTTAGCACTAAATGATGCATTAGCATTTAATGATACGTTACTTGATGTAGCTACGTTAGCAAAAGACAAATAGTATGTACCAGTTGTCTGTGCTGTTTGTACATGATAGTTTGCCACATTAGCATTAGCTACCCAACCACTTACATTAGCACCTGCTACTGCATATGCATTTAATGCATTACCTACATTACCCGTCACATTAGCACCAACAATAGAACTTAGTCCATTACCGTTACCAGTGAATACCCCTGTGTTTGCTGTTATGTTTGCTGCTGTAATTGTACCACTTACACCCAATGATGTTAGTGTACCAACACTTGTAATGTTTGGTTGTGCTGCTGTGGTTACTGTGCCGGCAGTTGTTGCACTAGTTGCACTTGGTACAGTACCGGTCACATTAGCACCAACAATAGAACTTAATCCATTGCCGTTACCAGTAAATACACCTGTATTAGCAGTAATATTTGGTGCTGTAATTGTACCACTTACACCTAATGATGTTAGTGTTCCAACACTTGTAATTTGTGTTTGGCTTGCATTAACACTAAATGTTGAACCAGTTAATGTTAATCCTGTTCCAGCCTGATATGTACCTGCACCAGAGAATTGAACAAACGTAATTGATGTTGTACCTACAGTAATTGGACTATTTGTTGTACATGTCCATCCTGTGTCAGCATTAGTAGTTCCGGCTTCAACAAAAACAAATGCGCCTGGCATTTCAGTACCTGCATCAAAGTCAGTAGAACGAGTTAATACCCAAGCAACACTAACAGTACCAACAGTTGTTACTGTATAGATACCATTGAATGCTGCTGATTGAGTTGTATTATTAACAAAAGCACCTGATTCATTCTTAATAAGAACACGATCACCAACAGTTGGTGTGCTTCCGTCAATACTTAATGCAGCAGTTGTTCCACTGTTAGTTAGTGTTGCACCAACACCGCTTGTTCCGTTATTGTAAGTATATCCAGTACCACCATTACCAAACAATGTTGCTGTTGTAGCATATACTACTGATGCTTTAGGATCAAGACCTTGTGCTGTAGTATCAACATAGTTTTTAGTAGCAGCATCTTGGGCAGCTACTGGGTCAGCAAGACTTGTTATGTTCTTGGTTCCCATATTAACATTACCACTCAATGTTAATCCAGTTAATGTACCAACACTTGTAATATTTGGCTGAGCATTAGTTGTTACTGTACCAGCAGTAGTTGCTGCACCTGATAAAGCGCCAACGAATGTAGTAGCAGTAATAGATGCGTTGCCTAAATTAGCACTAATACTTGTATTAATTACAGCAGATGAATTACCATTTGCTGATGAAGTAGAGAATGTTGGATACACCGTTGTTGAAGATGATGTATTCTGTAGTAATGCTGCTGCGTTTGTCGCACTAGTTGCACTTGGTACAGTACCAGTGACATTAGCACCAACTAATGAACTTAATCCATTGCCATTGCCAGTGAACACCCCTGTGTTGGCTGTGATATTAGCTGCTGTGATCGTTCCGCTTACACCCAATGATGTTAATGTACCAACACTAGTGATATTCCCTTGTGCAGCAGTATAAACTGTACCAGCTACTAAAGCATTTCCTACTTGACCAGTTACATTAGCACCAACTAATGAACTTAGTCCATTAGCATTACCAGTGAACACGCCTGTGTTAGCAGTAATATTAGCTGCTGTAACTGTGCCACTTACACCCAATGATGTTAGTGTACCAACACTTGTAATGTTTGGCTGTGCTGCTGTTGTTACAGTTCCTGCTGTAGTAGCAGTTGCTGCTGCTAGATTAGCAACAGTAGTTGTTGAACTAACTGTTAATGGTGCTGTACCAGTAGCGATATTACTTGTGAATATATTAGCAAATATTACATTAGCGCCAGTGATGTTACCGCCAGATCCTCCACCAACTGTTAGATAGTTAGTTGTTTTGTCAAATGTTAAGTTAGCACTACCGTTAGCAACATTTGAGTCATTGAATATAACTTGAGTATTGCTACCGCCTAATCCTGACACACCAGTAGCACCTGTTGGTCCAGTAGCACCTGTAGTTCCAGTTAGACCAGTGGCACCAGTTGTTCCAGTTAGACCAGTTGCACCAGTTAAACCAGTAGCACCTGTTGCTCCTTGATATCCAGTAGCACCTGTAGTTCCTGTTAAGCCAGTAGCACCTGTTGTTCCAGTTAGACCTGTTGCTCCTGTTGTACCTACTAAGCCAGTAGCACCTGTAGTTCCTGTTAAGCCAGTAGCACCTGTTGTTCCAGGTAGACCTGTTGCACCTGTTGTACCTACTAAGCCAGTAGCACCTGTTGCTCCTTGATATCCAGTAGCACCTGTTGCACCATCATAGCCAGTCGCTCCAGTGTTACCTATTAGTCCTGTTGCACCGGTTGTTCCAGTTAGACCTGTAGCACCTGTACTGCCAGTCAATCCAGTAGCACCTGTACTGCCATCATATCCAGTTGCACCTGTAGCGCCATCATATCCAGTTGCACCTGTACTGCCATCATATCCAGTAGCACCTGTACTGCCATCATATCCAGTAGCACCTGTAGCGCCATCATATCCAGTCGCACCTGTAGTTCCTGTTAAGCCAGTAGCACCCGTTGTACCAGTCAATCCAGTGGCACCTGTTGCTCCGTCATAGCCAGTTGCACCAGTAGTACCGGTCAATCCTGTGGGTCCAGTAGCACCTGTCGTACCAGTTAAGCCCTGCGGACCAGTTGCACCTTGAATACCATTAACTAATGCTAAGAATAGTGGATGATTGTTAGCAAAGTTAGTAGTACCAGTTCCGCCTGACCCAGTTGAATCAACTGGTACTGTCCAATATCCTGCATTGTTAGTAGGAGCTCCTGTTATAATGAAATTTTGATAGTTAGCACTATCGTTTTGATCTTGTATAAGAATTGTTTCTGTTGCAGCAAGTAAGGATAAGAATACATCAATGTCAATGCCATCATCAGTTAAATGACTGATGTTAATTGAAGTTGCATCAATCTGAGTAGATGTATCCCAAAGAATATAACCATTACCTGGATCACCTGAAGTAGAACCTGTATTTGATTTGTATAAGAATAGACTAGTACTAGTACCTTTCTCACCAGTAGCACCAGTTAAACCAGTAGCACCGGTAGCACCTAAGCCAGTAGCACCTGTTGTACCAGTCAATCCAGTAGCACCAGTAGCACCTTCGTAACCAGTTGCACCTGTAGAACCATCATATCCAGTTGCACCAGTAGTACCTATTAATCCTGTTGCACCAGTTGCACCATCGTAGCCTGTTGCACCAGTTGCACCTTGATATCCAGTTGCACCAGTCGCTCCATCATAACCAGTTGCACCGGTTGACCCTTGATACCCTGTCGCACCTGTAGTACCAGTTAGTCCTGTTGCGCCCGTCGCTCCATCTAGTCCAGTTGCACCTGTTGCTCCGTCGTAGCCAGTAGCGCCTGTACTGCCATCATAACCAGTAGCGCCTGTGGCGCCATCATATCCAGTAGCACCTGTAGCGCCATCATAACCAGTTGCACCTGTTGCTCCGTCGTAGCCAGTAGCGCCTGTACTGCCATCATAACCAGTAGCGCCTGTAGCGCCATCGTAGCCAGTAGCGCCTGTACTGCCATCATAACCAGTAGCGCCTGTGGCGCCATCATATCCAGTAGCACCTGTAGCGCCATCATAACCAGTAGCGCCTGTGGCGCCATCATATCCAGTAGCACCTGTAGCGCCATCATAACCAGTTGCACCTGTTGCTCCGTCGTAGCCAGTAGCACCTGTACTGCCATCATATCCAGTAGCACCTGTAGCGCCATCGTAGCCAGTAGCACCAGTACTGCCATCATATCCTGTTGCACCTGTTGCTCCGTCGTAGCCAGTAGCGCCTGTACTGCCATCATATCCAGTAGCACCTGTAGCGCCATCGTAGCCAGTAGCACCAGTACTGCCATCATATCCTGTTGCACCTGTAGTGCCAGTTAGACCAGTGGCACCAGTTGCACCATCTAACCCAGTTGCACCCACTGGTCCTGTTGCGCCAGCCGGTCCTTGTATTTTACCTACGTCAGTCCATGTACCACTGATTTTAACCCAAAGATCACCAGTAGTTTGGTCTATAACACCATCACCATTAACTGCACTTGGGAATGCAGTATTCAATGTTGTTTGTGGATTATTTGGTGGATTTACATATACGTCAGCAACACTGCCAATAATTGATACACTAGTACCATCTGCACCTGTTGCACCAGTTAGTCCAGTAGCACCTGTAGAACCATCATATCCAGTAGCACCTGTTGCGCCCAATCCAGTAGCACCAGTACTGCCATCATATCCAGTAGCACCTGTACTGCCATCATATCCAGTAGCACCCGTTGTGCCTGTCAATCCAGTCGCACCTGTAGCACCATCCGGGCCGGTAGCACCTGTAGCGCCATCATATCCAGTCGCACCTGTACTGCCATCATATCCAGTAGCACCAGTACTGCCATCATAACCAGTAGCGCCTGTAGCGCCATCATAACCAGTAGCACCGGTAGCACCACTAGAACCAGTGTATCCAGTTGCGCCAGTAGCACCATCATATCCCGTTGCACCTGTAGCACCTGTTAAGCCAGTTGCACCAGTAGTGCCTGTCAATCCAGTAGCACCCGTTGCTCCATCTGGCCCTGTTGCGCCCGTAGTACCTACTAAACCAGTAGCACCTGTTGTGCCTGTTAGACCAGTAGCACCAGTTGCACCATCATATCCCGTTGCACCAGTACTTCCATCATATCCAGTAGCGCCTGTTGAACCTGTTGGACCTGTTGCGCCCGTTGCTCCGTCAAGTCCGGTTGCACCTGTTGATCCTTGATAACCAGTAGCACCGGTCGTGCCAGTTAATCCAGTAGCACCTGTTAGACCTGTTGCACCAGTAGAACCATCTGGTCCAGTAGCGCCAGTTGTACCGGTCAATCCAGTAGCACCTGTTGCTCCATCTGGTCCAGTAGCACCAGTTGTACCGGTCAATCCAGTTGCACCTGTAGCACCTGTTAAGCCAGTTGCACCAGTTGATCCATCATATCCAGTAGCACCCGTTGCTCCATCTAAGCCAGTAGCGCCTGTAGTACCTACCAAGCCAGTAGCACCTGTAGCGCCATCATATCCAGTGGCACCTGTTGTGCCTGTTAGACCAGTAGCACCTGTTGCACCATCTAAGCCAGTAGCACCCGTTGCTCCATCATATCCAGTTGCTCCAGTACTGCCATCATAACCCGTGGCACCAGTACTGCCATCATATCCTGTTGCACCGGTTGCTCCGTCATATCCTGTTGCACCTGTTGCTCCTTCATAACCTGTCGCACCTGTTGCTCCTTCATAACCTGTCGCACCTGTTAATCCAGTAGCACCTGTTGCTCCATCTAATCCAGTTGCGCCTGTATCTCCGGTGGCACCCATGTCACCAGTAGCACCAGTTAAACCAGTAGCACCAGTTGATCCATCATAACCCGTAGCACCAGTTGATCCGTCATATCCAGTAGCACCTGTTGTACCAGTCAAGCCAGTGGCACCAGTAGCACCTACGTCACCGGTAGCACCTACGTCACCGGTCGCACCTACATCACCAGTGGCACCTGTTAATCCAGTAGCACCTGTTGCTCCGTCAAGTCCTGTTGCACCTGTATCTCCAGTGGCACCCATGTCACCTGTGGCACCTGTTAATCCAGTAGCACCTGTTGCTCCGTCAAGTCCTGTTGCACCTGTATCTCCAGTGGCACCCATGTCACCTGTGGCACCTGTTAATCCAGTAGCACCAGTAGCACCAGTTAAACCAGTTGCGCCTGTATCTCCGGTGGCACCCATGTCACCAGTAGCACCAGTTAAACCAGTAGCACCTGTAGCGCCATCATATCCAGTCGCACCTGTACTGCCATCATAACCCGTAGCACCAGTACTGCCATCATATCCTGTTGCACCTGTTGCTCCGTCGGTGCCAGTAGCACCTACATCACCAGTAGCACCCATGTCACCAGTAGCACCTGTTAGTCCAGTAGCACCAGTGGCGCCATCATATCCAGTCGCACCTGTACTGCCATCATATCCAGTAGCACCAGTACTGCCATCATATCCCGTTGCACCTGTAGCACCTGCACCCGTGGCCCCAGTTAAACCAGTAGCACCTGTAGCGCCATCATATCCAGTCGCACCAGTACTACCATCATATCCAGTAGCACCAGTACTGCCATCATAACCCGTAGCGCCTGTTGAACCATCGTATCCAGTAGCACCGGTTGTTCCTGTTAGACCTGTTGCACCTAATCCAGTAGCACCAGTTAAGCCAGTAGCACCTTGCAAGGCAACAGCAAATACTCCGTTGCCATACAATACATTTGCTGGACTACCGTCTAAATTTAGAGTAGCGATATTACCTATACCACTAACATTACCTACAGCGACTGAGTTAGCAGTTCCAGCCGTAACAGCATATGCAGCATTAGCAACGGTTCCGGTTACATTAGCACCAGTAATGTGATTTAATCCAGAACCATTAGCAATTATATTATCTACTGATAGTGTATTAGAAGTATTATTGAATACAAAATTAGCACTACCGGCAAATAAACCAGCATTGTTATATTGAACTTGAGTATTACTTCCAGCAATACCACCACCTGCGCCAACATTAGTCCAAGTTAAGTTTCCAGTACCATCTGTTGTTAATGAGTATCCTGTTGTACCGCCTGTAATATGAATATTACTTACCATACCCAATGCTACATTTGCTGTATTTGAGAAATTAACTGCCCCGTTACTAGTTAATCCGGTTAAAGTTCCCAATGAAGTAATGTTTGGTTGTGCGTTTGAATTGCTAGTAAAAGTACCATTGAATGAGGCTAACCCATTACTTGGAGTAGCAAAGTAATTACTTAATACTTGTTCTGGATTGATATCAATGTTTAATTGTTGTGCAGAACTTGTGATAGTAACATTACTTTGTGTATTGTCTGATCCTCTTCCTACTCTTAATGAAGTAGTAGATACTTGTAAACATGCGATATTAGCCGAAATAACTACATTGCCAGTTGGATTACTAACTGTTATACCGGCGCCAGGTGTTCTATTAACAGAGGTTACCGCAGCATCTGCGTTAGCATTAAAAAGTTGTGTGAAGTTATCTTGTGTCTTTTGAAAAGCCGTTCTTATTGCATCCGCAGCAGGATCATCCGGAAACGTTCCAAAATCTATGTTATTTTGACTCATGTTAGTGTTACCTATTTATAATGTATTTATCGTTATTTGAGAAACGGTGACCCAAAAAAATACCCGACTATTGCCGGGTATTTTAAAGTACGATTCTTTTATAGACCGCTTAATTTTCTGTAGTCTTTTAATAAATCATTAGACTCTTTCATTGGACTACCTAATCCATCAACTCCCATACGATTCTTTTGACCATTGATAACTGGAACTGTTGTTTGACCAGTAGATTTTTGTTTATTCAATCCACCACTGATAACCTTAGTCATAAAGTCAATGTCAGCTTCAAAAGTATCATCTGCGCTATTAGCGTATGATTCATCTACTTTTGTGTCTTTCTTGTATTTTTCGTCTTTCTTGTCATCGTATTCAATATCTTTTTTTACTTCTTTACCGGCTTCTTCACCAGTAGTATCTTCTTTACCTTCAGTAGGACTTGAATATACTTGACCTTCTTCTTCATCAGCACCTGCATCCGCTGTTGCTAATGCGCTATTAGCCGCTGCATTACCTGCGACATCAGCATTAGTATTATCAGCACCAGAGTCTGGAGCATTTTCAGATACTTCAAATTCCATTTGATCTTCTGATTCTACTTCATCTACCATTTCTTTTGAACCACAAGAATGACCAGCTTCCATCATGCCGCCGCATTCATTGCAAGTTTCTTCTTCACCGTGCATATGATCTTCTTCGCCGTGTCCTTCGTGACCTTCTTCACTTTCGTAATCACCGCCACTTGGCATTTCGCCGCCTGCGCCTGATAACTTTCTCATCAATGCCATCATACCGTCATGGTCATCAACTACTTCAATGCCACCAGGAGCTTGTGTTGAGCCTTGTGGTGCGCCATAACCATTGTGTTCATCACCGCCAAACAAACCCATGCCTGCTGACTTGATGATACTTAACAACTGGTCAGCTTCACCATCTTGTGCTGATACACTTACTGAATCAGGAGAACCTTGTTGACCTTTACTGATAGAAACTGTCATGCCTTCTGAAACTTTTTCTTCGCTTTCAAGTAGTGCATTCAATTGCTTGTCCAATGATTCAAACGCAAATTCTTCTAAATTTGAATCATAGCGTGTTCTATCAGTAAATGTATTTCCACCTACTTTAAACTTGCCACCTTGTGGTGTTCTAGCAAGCCCGGCAGTGAAAGGATTGCCTTCATCCATACCCATGTCATCTGCACCATAACTAGCCATTGTGCCTACTTCGTTTTCACCAAATGCTTGTTGAACAGGCTTTCCTCTTTTTTGTAATGTTTGAATTAAACGACTATTCATATCTTGAGCGCGGCCCATGCCTATTGATGCTAGAGCAGGATGAGCACCCGGAGTCTTATACAAATTGATTTCATCTTGGTATGCTTTGTGTTCTTCTGGAGAAGCCTCATCACCATAATGATCATATTGATTAGATGGACTAGCCACATAAGCCTCGTCTACTTCACCAACTCTTGTACGACCAAGTATTGGCATTTGACCATAGCACTCATCTAGGCCTTCTTTAAAGCCATCATGGTAGCAACGTGCTTCTTCCATATTATCGTGTGTGCAATTGTAAGGCATTTTTCTTAGTGCGTGACTCTTACCTTCAAGTCTTGCTGCTTGTAAATGATGTTCCATACCTTCTTTCACTTTCTTTTTCTCAGTTTTCTTAGCAAAAGGATTTACACCTTTCTTAGGTGCTGCACCTTTTTTCTTTGTATCGTTTGGACCGTTACCATCTTCAGCATAGTCAGGGATACCGTTCTTGTTGGCATCTGGCTTTTTCTTATCGTCTTTTTTGTCATCTTTCTTAGCGAAAGGATTAACACCTTTTTTGCTTTCTAACACACCGCGATTAGCAGTGCTTAGTGGGCTTGATTGTGCAAAATGTTGCGGTTGTTCTGCTTCTGGCAAATTAGGTCTTGCATGTTGACCGTGAACATTTTTAATACTTTGTTTCAAACTGGTAATTTGATCTCTTGATGGCAAGCCTGCTCTTTTGCCCTGAGTGTTTATACTATTTTTAGCCGACCTACGATGCCATTTTTCTAATGGATCACCGGTGCCACTGTGCATTGGGCTTTTTCTGCCAGCGTAGTCATCGGGGTAGTCATTATCGTAAGCATCATCCATGTCAGGGCCAAACGTATGGTCTAGTGGTTCCTGTGTGTACAATTGGTCTTTGTATTTAGGATCACGATACTTAGCTGCTTCTTCTATTTCACTTTCTTTCATTTTTTGAAATTGTGAGCCTGCAATTTTTGTAGCAGCTTCTTTGCCGTACTTAGGTGTCAATTTACGAACCAATGCGTCAAATCCTGTAGAGGCATTGTTATGCTTACCAACATCTCCTGTTTCTTTCATTGGTGCAACTTGTGAGCCTGCACCTGCAGCGGGTGCAGCACCAGGTGCAGTTGGGGCAGCGCCTGGCTTCTGCATTGACATTGTACCATTCTTAGCTGCTTGTACCACTGCTGGATCTTGAGTAGTGATAGCTGGCATATTAGGATTAGCAGGATCTTTAATCATAAAAGATGGCTTTGTTGCCATTTGCTGCTGTTGCTTCTGTTGCGGTGTAGCTGGCATTGGTTGTACTGCTAGTCCTGCTTCGCTTAATGCTTCGTCCATTATATCAAAGTATTCTTTAAGACTATGCTTAACACTAGGCTTGCCAGTTGGCTTAGGTGCTTTACCGACACCCATTGCTTTGTTTAGTGCTGTGCTATCGTACTCTTTTGCTTTGTCAGGATTTGGTGGACGACCTTTGCCGCGCTTTGGTTCATTTGCAAGACCCATTTTACCTAAACTCATACGAGCAATTGGTTTACCATATTGATCAGTAACATCTTCTGATCCATGTTTATTTCCATATCCACCTGGGCCTGCTTTGTGAACTGTACCTTTATCAGTAGCTGTTGTTGCTTCTGATAAATTGTCGAATGATTTTAATATATCTCTGATATCCATTTTCTTTTCCTTAACGGTTATATGCTGCGCCAGTCTTTGGCTTTGGTGGCATTTTGATAGTAGTCATTGGACTCTTATCACCCAACTTCTTATCATCTAAATATGGCTTGAACGGGTCAAACGCATCTTTTGTTTTTGTTCCTGCATATGGAATATCAATCTTAGACTCTTTAGCTTGATCTTTGATTGAAGTTAAATATGAATCTCCATACGCTTTGCTTGCTGCTTTAGCGTCTGGCTGTTGACCCATTTCTTCTTTGTCAAGTAATGGACTATTTTTCATTTCATTTTCATAGCCGGCCATTTCGCTGTCAATGCTATCATCAAAGTCTGTTGATACCATACGCACCATGTTAACATTGTATCCACATAGTTGAGCAAGTTGTTGTACCATTGGCTCTGTAGCTGGGTATCTAAACTCAACTTTAATCAATGTTACGCTTTCATTCTCTAAATTAGGAAATCCATATGGTGACTTCTGTATCGGGGTAGACTTTGGTTCACTGATTTCCACTGGGTCAAACTTGGTTAGATTGTATTTAAACATATCTAAAAAGTTTTTGTCAATGGTGCCGGCAATTTTGATAGTATACTTGTAAGTATGTATACTTTCCATAATATGTTGTTTGAGGCTTCGCATTTTTTATTCCTGTATATATTATTTATCTTTTTAGTCGGATTTCGCTGCCAACATCTTAAGTAACTCATTTCTGTCAAGTTCTCTACCCTCACCTAACGGGGTAGCCTCAATCTCTTTGTCTCTACTTGCTTCTTTTTGATCTAATTGCGCTTTTTTTAGTTGCAAATCAATCATCTTTAACTTCTTATTTAGTTTAGCAGTCTTTGCTGTGATAGCATGTCCTAGCATAGTTCCAGCAACATTGAATATCTCGCTAGCATATCTACTATCAACTTGCATTCCCAAGTCCATCAAGTCTTTATAGCTATCTTGTGCTAGTGTAGCAAGACTATCCATCTCATCGTCAGCAGCTTCTAATCCACGTACTTGTGGTAATGCTTGTTCTATTTTTGATAGACTATCTAATGCTTCAGTGGTAATTTCTTGTGCGTTCTCTGGCGTCGGTTTTGCCAAAGTGTCTATTTCATTTTGGGGAAGTTCAAATAATTCTTCTAGCTTTTTTGTCATAAAAGTATTTAGTTACTTTCGTGACCCGTTTCTAAAAAGGTCATCTTCAGTTATGACTCTAAACGCAAACCCTTGCATTTTACAATATGCAGTAGCAGCGGCCCATTTAGCATGATTTACAGCAACTACTGCTCTATCTCTTGCGCTTGCCGCACGGCTTTCAATTAGACTTTGTTTCTTGGGTTTAATCTCTACTACTTCAGCAATTGCTTTTCCATACTTGTTTTGATAAACAACAAAGAAGTCTGGAATATAGTTATGCACTTTACCATCTAATGGACTACGATAAGGAATAGACATTGATTCGCTAGCCCAATGTGTTACGTTATTATGTGTATCACAAAAGGTCATGAATGTTAATTCCCATCCTGAACGGTATTTAGGTTTATGTTTCCCTACATATTTTTGTGGGTTTTTAGGAGTATATATGCCTTGTGCCCAGTTACCCATGATTATTGTACGATATTACGTGCTACGGGTAAATTAGGTTTTGGTACTGTACCTATACCATAAAGAGATGTTTTGCTTTTGAAACTATTCATATAGTAAGCAAAAATTTGATTCATCTCCATCTTTTTTTTGCCTTTTATTTGGTCTAACAAATCAAGTGCATCTATTCCGGTTTCTTGTGATATTCTGAATAACACCGCAGTGAAATTATTTGCAATATTTTTTGTAGCACAAATTGATAGAAAATATCCACGAACGATATCATATTCGTTTCCGTTTATAGTTAAAGTGATGGCATAAAAGGAGTCAAATATTCTAACCGTTTGATCCATTGAAGTGCGTTGATCTAGTATTTGTGGCATAATAAATTAATAGTTTATACTATTTATCTGCCGCCTCGCGGGGAATTAGTAACTCCGCTATTACTAGTACCCGCATAAGGAGCTCCGCCGAGTTGTTGAGGGGTAGATTGTGCATTACTTGGTGGTGCTCCGGCGGTGCCACTAGTTTGAGGTGCTGCCCCAAAGATAGGGGTACTAACAATTAAATTTCTATTAGGGGTTTGTCCAACTGCATTTATTATACCGGCAGTAAGTTCTGATTTAACCAGACTGCCTAAATTAGTATTTTTAAATGTGTTATATGCTGTCCCTGCTTTTTGAATAGCACCTAGTAGGTTTACTTCTCCGGTGACTGGATCAGGAGTTAAATTATTGATAATACCACCTGCTGCATCTAGTAATCCGCCTTGACCTAATATAGTTTTATTAGCGCCTGGTCTCATTATTGGACTAGGCGTTCGATCATAATTAGCATCATCACCAAATCCAGTAACAATATTTCCCGGTGCCTTTCCGCTTAATCCACCATCATTGTATACTACCGTTTCATAATCGATAGACATTTGATGTTCCATAGTACCAGTACCTTGAGCATAGTCATATGTATCGTGTGTAAATCTAGTTATGACTGGGTTAATCAACGTGTAGGCAGTCCAATTATGTTGACTTAGACCAAATACAGTTATTTGTTTAAAGAAAGGTATTTTTGAACCAGACGGGTCAGGAGAGTCTCCTGAATATCCCCAATTGTCATTGCCTGTTATAGACGGTTTATATTGATTACGATTGTTATATGTAGCATCAGTAGAGAATGGATATGCACCACTAACTAATTTTCTGGGAGGGGCACCGGGTGCACCTGGCAACACAACTTGAGGCACAGTACCATCAGCATAATAATAATTGTAATATGCTTTCCACAAACTTCTTATTGTGCCACCTGAATTTGGAGTATTAGGTGCAGTGCCGTGATCATCATGGAAAGTAATATCTATGGTATCATATTTTATTTTTGATTGAACCAATCTTTTGCGATTATATTGATTCATTACCGCTACGTCAAAAGTAAAACTAGGGAGTTTTACTGTTTTAACTAGAATACCAAAATTAGATCCTGTACTAATACCTTCGCCGTATGCTGCTGGATTTATTTCAAAATATGTATGAAATAGATATTTAAACTTAGGAGCGTTTTGATATGAATTAGGTCTAAATGTCTTACTAGCATGAGTATAATCCCGTAGGTAATCGCCGCCGAAAAATGTTCCGGCGGCGCCTTTAAGTAAGTCTTGAAAAAATCCAGACATGCTAGATTTATTTAGCGTTGATTATGAACCAGCGCCAATACCTGTAGATAATGAACCTGCTGTTCTACCGATAGTAGCACCTACACCAGAACCAATTGCAGATTGAATTGCATTATCAAAGCGTATTGTCAATGATATTGTCACAACCTCATTTGTACCATAGTTCAATGTGTTGTAGTTAGCTGTTTGCAAGAAACATCCATATAGTTCCCATGTCTCTAATACTACAGGAGCATTTGTACCATTACCACCATCTAAAATTTCGATGTTGGTTTGGAATTTATAGTCTTGTCCTGATGCAGCACTTGCCATTTCAACAAAGTCTAATTGCTTCTGTAGTTGTTGACCAACTAATTTTGAAACGCTACCAGTTGCGTCATCACGAATGTTGACTGACATTGTTTGCCAAGCATATTTACCTGCCAAATACATTGTTGAATTGTATACTGGTAGTGTAATTTCTTGGAACTGTACTTGTGGACGTGAGCAGTCAATAACTTGTTTAGTTAACTCTACTGTACTTGTGTCTGTTCCAAAATTCAAAAAGTTTACTCTGAATCTGAATTGTAGTTTTGGCATTAGTAAGCCCTGATTGCCACCGGCATTATCAGATGCTACTGTCATGTTGAACAATGATTGTGAGGCTGTTGCCATTTTATATATCTCCTGTTAATCTTATTTATCTTAAATAAACAGATAACCCCTTTCGGGGTTATCCTAGCTTATTATAATGATGCTATCTCACCTGTGTTTAGAACACGAACCGGGATGTAAATGAATTCAGCGGCTTTCACTGGTTCAAGTGCAACGTCAATCCAAAGTTCATTTCTATCGATTCTTGCTGGGGTATTGTTACTTTCGTCACAAATTACCAAGTAATCATAGATACCGCGTTTAGCAACTAAATCAACCATCAATGTTTGAACCACACCTGCGATTTGATTACGAGTCAATGCATCGTTAGGTTCAAATACAAACGGTCTTGCTGCTAATGTTAATTGTCTACGTACATAAGCAATTAGTCGTGCAACGTTAACTCTATCTAATGCGCTAGAACTGTTATAACTTGTCTTGTTACCATAATTTAGTAACCCAACGCCTGTAAAGAATACCAACGGATTGATAAAGTTAATGTACAATACATCACGAATACCAATTTGTGTCTTAGTAGTAACAAACTCACCAGTAGCTGAATCAATATAACCAATGTTTGTAGCATTGTCAATGATACCGCGGCGTGTGCCTGCTGCTGCTAACCAAGGATAGCTGATGGTGTCATTACGTAAGAATGTACGCAACATCATGTGACTTGGAGGAACAGCAACTAAGTTACCACTTAGGTCACTTGTGATACCACTTGGATAGAACAACCCTAAGTATGTATTACGTGTTACACAACCTTCTTCGCCTGTGCTTGTTGCACCTGCGGCGTTAGTTGCCCATGCTTGAATATCAGTAGCACTTGGAGGCAATCTCATTGGAGTGTCACCAATAATATAACCTGTCTCACCGCGATCCGCATTCAATACAACCATGTTAGGTTGTAATTCTGGATAGTTAGGTGTAGCCATTAAGTTGAAGAAGTTATCTTCGTCGCGGATATCAGTATTAGTGTCAATCGCTGAACGCAATGATTTTACAACCATATTACGTTGTGCTTGGCGACCCATATACGGACTGCCGTTACTTTGTAATCCACTTTGACTTACCCATGTATAGCTAACCAATGGTAAGTTATCTATGTTAGTAGGATCCCCTGCATCATATGATCCGGCATTTGGATAATTAGCACTTGTAAAATATCCTGTTGTGAATTCTTTTACATTGTATCCTGAACGGCGTGTGTTGAACAACAACATACCTGTTGGGTATGCAGCTGGATTCGGAACATCTAAATCAACATAATCACTAATTAACAAACTCTTGATAGTTGGAATCGGATCATCAACTGGGTTGATTGCACCAGAACTGCTCCAACGTGCATCATAGAATGCTACACCTTTGCTGCTAGTTTGATCTGCATTGTCAATCAATACCCACTGATCTACAGACTCAACACTTTGCCAACGACTAATAACCGGATACATTTCTAAATCAGTTGTGTTGATCCATAAATCACCGTATGCTAATGCAGTTGTGCCGTCACTTTGAGTTGTTGGTTCAGTTGCAGCAATTATAGGACCATTTGGATCTGTTGCATTACTGCCTGTTGCTGATGGGAAACCAGTAGAATCGTAATTTATATTTCTATAACCATTCCATTGACCATTAGCTTGCACTAGTATATCAACTTGGTCAATAACACTGTAGAACCAGTTTGTACCATTTGTTGGAGTTGCTACTGGGGCACCTTCGTTAGCAGTAAAGTCTAATTCTACCCAATTACTACATTCTACTGAATAATTAATACTAGAAGTACCTGAAACCCATGCAGTTGCGGTTACTGGACCAGTTGCGCTGTCACCTGATATAGCAGTAACTTGAACTACTAAATCGTTTGCCGGGCTTGTTCCACCTAATTGTGTACCCAAGAACGTTAATTGATCACCTATTGCATATCCAGTTCCAGCGGTTGCTACACCATTACCATTTAATACATACTTTCCATAATTGCCTGTTATAGTTACCGTTGCATTAGTTCCTGTAGCACTATCAGTGGAATTAGGAGTAACTGATGTAAAAGTAACAGTTGGTTGATTTCCATATTTAGTAAATAGTGTATCCCCTACTATGAATCCAGCTTGATCTAAAATACCTGCAGAATATCCTTTAAGTGCGCCCGCAGTTTGAATAACATCATTCATTACAATTACACCGCCTAGGGTGTGTTGTAGTTGAATTGCGCCGTCAGTAGTAATGCTTGCACTAGTATTAGGTATACCTGATGATTGCCATGCAGTTACAAAATCTGTGTTATCCATTCCGTCCTCAACTACAAAGCTATACACTGCTGATAAATTAGTGGAACCAGCTGCGCTTACTTGAACATACAAAGATACATCTGGATTAGTCATGGTCATTGTACCAGTTGCATTAGCTAATTGGAATGTACTTCCACCTAGGGTAGCAGAAATTGTTACTGCGGTTGCAGTTGGCTTATCTAAGATATAATATGTAGTTTCAACCACTACATTACCAAAAACACTGCCTGTAAATACTACCGGGTCACCAATATTAAAAGCAGCAGAACTTGCTACAGTAATTTGATCACTTGATGCTGTTGTTGCAGTACAACTAGTAGAACTAGTAAGCCCAGCAAATACAACATCAGTTGTTGTTCCTGTTACTACTGTTGGGCCAGATGCTAATCTTTCCCATAAGTAAACCGGACCTGCATTAAATTGTCCATTAAAATTATATTGACCATAAACTTCACCTGCTGCAATCAATGCTCCGCCTGATGGATCTAACGTAGCGGTAACTGACCAATCAGATTGAGCCAATGATACAGATTTTGCAACCCATGATGCAGTTGTAGTACTATATCTAGATACAATTGGTTCCAATCCGTTTCCAGAAGAACCAATTTTCATCCAAATAGAACCAGTTGGACGAGGAGTTGTTTGACTACTAGACCACAATGGCATCTGAGATGAAGTGCCGTACTGTAATATTGGTTGATAAACGTTTGTTGATAAAGGAAGTCCCATTGCAGTTGCCGGTGTTCCTGTAGTATTTGTTATAGAGAAATAACCAAGACTTGTTGAAGTTTGTACAGAATAAATCAACAATCTACCTGAACTTACTCTTGCTGAAATAATGCCTAATCCTACATCATTAATAGCACTTGCAACTCCTTCAACAGTATTATCTGCTGGAACTTCTATTACAATGTTGTATATACCACTTACATTTATAGTAAATGTATTAGTTGCAATTAATGTAGGATTACTTACAGTACCTTGAATTGTAGGAACAGAAGCCATCCATTCATTTGATCCCAATGGAACCCAAGTATTATTGTAATTCTTTAAAAAGAATTGGTGTGTTGTAACAGGGGCGCCTGTTCCAGTCACTGTTGCATTTACTGCATAACTTCCAATGTTACCAATACTATCTAATGGATATCCACCTCCAGTTAATGAAGCTGCATCACTAATAACAAGAGGAGATACTGGGACAAATTGTCCTGTTGTTGCATTGAATATATTTATACCCCAAGTTGAAGTAAGAGTATCTAACCAATATGCGCCGTCAGCAGGGGCACCTGTTGGACGTGCTGTTTGTCCAACTAAACTTGCTAAATCAATATCAGCACGTAATACATAACAACGGTTAGTAACGCCTAATAATGAATATGCTGCTAATAAACCATATTCATTTAATTCGTAACCTTGAATTGGTGTTCCAGCTGTTGTAGTATAGAAGAATGGTGTTCCATACAAACTTACTAAATCTCTTTGGCTTGTAACTTGATACAACTTATTTGCATTTGCAGCAGTTGTAGCGGGTGCTACGCCTGTACCTGTTGGATTGGCTTTGTTTTGCGCTGTAGCTAATACTACTAGCGGAACAGAACCAGCAGCCGCTGGTAAATATTGACTCTGGTCAATGATCGTTACTTCTACGCCGGGTGATGTTAATGCCATTTTATTTTTCCTTTATGTAAAATTTTGAGGTTTACTACCTGATTGCATACTATTATTTATTAATAAATTCAAAAAAGTCGGTTTAACCGTACCTTCGAAGGTTTCTAACTAAATACTGTATGCTAAATCAACGCCCAATTTGTATTAAATGTAACAAAAATCATACCGCTATAAATTATAAACGTGACGGAGTTACACATTACAGAAGTACATGTGATGAATGCGGCCGAAAGAAAAACAAACTAAAGCCTAGAAAGGCTAATTGGACCAAAAGTGGATATAAAAAAAAAGCCACATGTGATTTATGTGGGTTTAAAAGTCTATTTCTTACACAAATAACCGTGTTTCATATTGACGGAAACTTAGAACATACTGAACATACTAATCTACGTAGTATTTGTTTAAATTGTATAGAAGTAGTTAAGAAAAAAGATGTTACTTGGCGTCGAGGTGATCTACAAATTGACTACTAATTATTCCGTACATAGTGTTGTGTAATTCATCAATGGTACTGTTGTTATCTACCATATGGTCATAGTCTAGTCCTACACTACTGTACTCACTAGCATGAATGTGTAGTTTGTCTAACTTCATTTTGCTTAGAGACCAAGCTGAGTTACCGTTTGGCCCTCTATTGTATGCCACTGCTGAATCATACCATTCAGGATCAGGGCCTCGTTTTACTCTAATTGCTATACCGCCTATGTTTCTAATAGCATTTACCTCATTGGCAAATCTACAATCGGTAATTACAATATCTTCATTAGAGTTTAATAGCTTGTGTTCTACGCTTGCTACCCAGATATCATTGTGAAAGTGATTACGACATACATCAGTTCCCCAATATTGTAGTATCCATCTTGGGGTAATGTCCATACCCAAACGATTGCTCCACCATTCATCTTTCTGTTCACGCCAAACTCTACTAGCTTTTGTTGTGCCTTCTAAGTATTCACGGTTCCATCCAAAGATTACTGCTATTGCATCTTTAAGACTGGATGCAAAACTGATTCGTTTAAACCCGTGATGGGTAGTAAGATAGTCAGCAATTGTGTCTTTGCCTGAACCAATTAAACCAGTGATACCTATAATCATACAATGTTCCTATAAGTACTTATTATATTACAGTAACAAGACAATAGAAAGCATTTAGGTTAACCCTGTACCCATGTTAATGGTTGACTGTAATCTACATATTTCTTCAATTCTTCAATCAATAATTCCATTCCAGCTTTGCCTTCTGCTTTCATGGCAGTACCGTTCAATGTTGTACCGCCACCTGGACCGGCGATAGTGCCAAATTTCTCACGGGCTTCACCAATCATAACTTTAAGATTAGCTAAAATAAAATCACCAATCCATACACCAGCGCCCGGGTCTTGTAGTAATATTTCTTCTGTCTTTTGTACATCGGCCCATATCAATACACGCTCTCCCGATCCTTTTGGATCACGAACAATACGCAATATCTTGGACACTGGGTTGAATGTGTATGTTACATAACCACCGAACATTCTTGCTGCTAACTCAACATAACCTGCATAAAAGTCATATGTTGCCATACCGCCAGCATAATTATAGTTAAGCAAATAGGTGTTTAGAATAGCACTACTAAACGGATCAAAACTGCTGCTTGATGGCCCAGTTTCTAAACCAATTGTTCTACGGAAAATACTTCTTACATTGATAAACTCAGCAGGAAGAGTGTAGGTATCTACATTCTTTTCAATGGTCATTAGAATATAAGATTCTTCCGTAGCGGCTTGTGCCCGTTGACGATAGACCTTAATAGCGTAATTGTACGCTGCCTCGTAATGTTGAGGATCCAATTCAATATCAATCATCCCGTCACCAAGACGATATCTAAGATTACTGAATAATCCCTCTTTTAATTCTGATAAAGTTAACCCGGTTGGAGTTGAAAGAACAGAAGCGGTTGGATATGTTGACATAAGTGTTACCTAATAATACTATTTATCAGGTAACACTATGGTTCATGTATTACAAGTCGCCGTCTTTACGATTTTCGCTGTAAAATGCGTCAAACTTTCCACCGGGATAGCGTGACTCTAACTTGCGTATATTCTCAGCAATCACTTCGTTGGGGTCAAGATTCAACGCACGACATGCATTTACCCAGTACCACATAATGTCACCGAGTTCACGTTTCATATGAAATACATTCTCGTCAGTCAATGCTTTACCCTGAAAAATGATCTTCTTGGGCACTTCAATAAATTCACCACTTTCAGCCGCTAATCCAAAACATGCTGTGATTAGTAGTGGAATATTAACATCAGGTCCATGCTTCATCTGATTGTCTGCTAAGTCTAGTTCATAGTTAGCATCTAACCGATCTATCGTATCATGGAATGTAGTCAGGTCATTGCTTGCTTGACTAGTAACTGCCTCTACAAACTCTTGGTATTTGTTTAAATCAATTTTCATGGTGTTGTTGCAGTATCAATTCCAATGACACCTCCCAAGAAAATCTGCAACCAGCCATTTGCACTTTGTCCGCTAGCAAGCAAACTTAACCCACTCAAAATATTGAGTCCGGCAACTGTATATCCAATCGTTTTACGGTTACGATCAAACCATATAAAAAATTTATCTGTCATACATAATCCTTAAACATTTCTTTTCTTCCTTCTACACCCAATTCAGACTCAAATATCTCTTTAGACCTCTGCATCATAGCACAGGCTAACATTAATATTTCATTTCTGTCATCGGTCATTGCTATTGACTGGTCAATCATAACCATAATCTCTGTCATTCGTTGTTGTACCTCTTGTCTGTTCATTTTAAAACGCTTTCAAAATCAACATATTTTCGTTGAACCTTCCATTGGGCACTGCACCTACTGCTTTGATATCTTTGAAATACTTACGTGCTGCGGGCTTGCTTCCCATCACTTCTTTGATTTGCTCGCCGGGCTTACGTAATGTTTTCATCTCACTAGTATTCGCATCAAACCCTAGCAATGTGTTACCCTTAACACTGAACACTTTGCTATAATCGTCAGCAATGTAGTGATGTAATTTACGCTTACCAGTATCATAAACCCACGCTTCACTTGCCCCGTGAAGTTTTGTAGGATGTACACTAACTAAATCAAGTTTAGATTGAACATCCTTGAACAACTTCAAGTATTTCAGTTTAGCAACAATCTTTTCAACAGGGACTGCTTTACGTTTGCGCGGAGCCTTGCTTGCTTTCTTAATGCTGATATAGCTATTCAAGTCACCTAGCACACCCTCAATAAATTTCAGAATGTTACGAATCTGAATCTTGCCTAGGAACGCATAACCCTCTTTTAGAGACTCGTCACCGTCACTTAGACGTTGAAATTCATCTTGCTTACGTTTCCAGATTTCAACAATGATTGGGATATGTTGAGGCATGACATTGTATTTTGCAACAATATCAACTGTCTTTTCCAACGCTTTGCCCTTAGTAACAAAATCGTCAATCATCCCTTCCATTTCGCCGGCGGCATCTCGTGCCTTTTCTTTCAGAATTTCCTGAATGTTGGGGCGTGTTGCAACCACTTCTTCTTTTACGATACTGGTTGCGCTAGTTTTTGTTTCTGTAGAATTCAATGATTTGACTAGTCGTCCAATATCATTTTGCAATGTCAGTTCTTCATGCTCGGTTAATTCTAGCCCGCGCATTGTCATACGTGCTACCCAGCACAATGTAATAATGAATTCGCTTTCATGGACCTTACGAACCAACTTAGCCTCGTCTGTTCGCTTATTGTAATCCAGATATTGACACAATAGTTCTTTTGCGTCTTTTTTAGTATAGAAACGGGTGTACCACGTAAAACTTCTAGCAAGTGCTGAAAATCTTGTTTCGGGTTCGGGCTGGGTCGGGAAGAATGGTTCTTCACCCATATACTTTGTATCAGCATCTCTGGGGTTGAGTGCTTTTACAAAATGATCGTCTGTATGCTTACGTGTAGCCATATATTACTCCAAAGTTTCAATTGAATACGTAGTATAACACAATAACCATTTAATGTCAAGTTTTTGGTAATACGCCGTCGTCTGTATTTACGATAAATAAGTAATAAGGTAGGTTAATTATGCCCCGGCTTTCACTTTGGCGTCCCAATAAAACTAATGATTATAACTTTTTTGATAAGATAATATCAGAACAGTTCACCGCAGGTTCCACGGATTTGTATGTACATAAGTATATGGGTCCAACAAACCAAGGTCCATCAATTGATGCTACCCAACCTGAATATGATGTATTAGCCCCGACTAATATACAAGATTTGTTATTCTTGGAAAACCGTGACAGAACATATGACCCAAATGTATATCGTTTACGTGGACATTACAATGTACAGAATTTAGATTTTGATTTAAGTCAGTTTGGATTATTCTTAAACAATGATATTATATTCATTACAGTTCATTATAATGATATGATTGATTTGATTGGTAGAAAGTTAATGGTTGGTGATGTAATTGAATTACCTCATTTACTAGATTACAACCCCTTAAAGGAAACTATCCCAACTGCATTGAAACGTTTCATGCAAATTACCGACGCTAATTATGCTAGCGAGGGGTTTAGTCCAACTTGGTTCCCGCATCTATGGCGTATCAAATGTGAACCATTGGTTGATAGTGAAGAATTTAGTCAGATATTAAGTGCTCCAATAGACCAAGATACTTATTTAGGTATATGGGACAAAAATAAAACATATCCTGCAGGATATGTAATTACTTACGGTGATAAAAATTACAAGGCATTAATTGATGTTCCGGCCGGGACATACCCACCTGATCCTACATATTGGCAATTAGATACCGCGGATAATCTTAAAGATATTCTTGCTACTTACAATAAGAACATTGAAATTAACAATGCTGCCCTTGTTGAAGCAGAACGTCTTGTACCTAAGGCAGGTTACGATAGAAGTAATCTATATATTGTACCCACGTACGGTGAATATTCAAGTGATGGAGTTTTATCCCGAGCCATTAATAATCCTGCACCACCGGTTGGGGTTAATACAAATGGTAGTAATCCAGTTATAAATGTTAGAGTAATGATGGTTCGTAACTCTAATTTTAAAAATCCTAGCCCAGTACTTAAAATTTCTAAAGCAGCAATAAAAAGTATTTGGGACATGACGGCTGATATGGGATATGATAAGTTAGATATTTTCAACACTGTCAATTTAGAAACAGTTACCTTAGCACCTGAAAGAACAGATACTAATTCAGGGCAGGTAACAGGGAACAAAATATTAACAGTATATTCAATGGGACAAATTACCGGACCATACGGTACTGCTGATAATACATATGCAACTGCTGATGCTAACCCAGAACTACCGGGATTTACTGGTACAATTAATCAGGATATGGATTGGAGAGCAGATTGTGATCCGGCATTCCAATTCATTGCACGTAGTAGCCCAAGAAGTTTTGGATATACGACAGGATATTTAGATGGCACCGGAGAAGCACCAAATGGATTCCCAACTGGAGCTGGTATAAGTTTCCCACAAAATCCACAAGTTGGAGATTACTTTTTACGTATTGATTACTTCCCGCAATTGCTATATCGCTGGGATGGTAGAATATGGGTTAGAATATCTAAAAATGTCAGAACGCCTACAGGCATGACGGAAGCAGATAAATCACAGAAATCTAGCTTTATTAATGATAGGGCGCAAACAAAACTTACAGATGGAACATTTGTTCCGCAACGTCAAGCGTTGTCAACTATTTTAGGATTGACACCTGACCCGTTGCCCCCAGTAGTATAAAGAGTATATAATGGCAGATTTTTTCTATGACAATCAGGTACGCAGATTTTTAATTCAATTTGCAAAAATTTTCAGTAACTGGCAAGTTACTAAAGGCAAAGATCCAGCGGGTAATGAAATATTAGTTCGTGTTCCTGTTATGTATGGTGATAGCAGCAGACAGGCATCAACTATTATTGCTAATAATAGTGCCAGTAACTTACCAAGCGCACCTCTAATAACATATTATATTACTGCATTGGAATACGATCAACGCAGAACACAAGATCCTACATTTATTGATAAGGTGCAAGTTCGACAACGATCTTATAATAACGACACACAAGAATATGAAACTGTGCAAGGACAGGCATTCACGGTAGAAAGATTAATGCCAGTGCCTTATACATTAAGACTTACTGTAGATTTTTGGACTACAAACTATAATCAAAAACTGCAATTAATAGAACAATTAGGCACATTGTTTAACCCTGCATTAGAGATACAAAGTACTGATAACTTTATTGATTGGACCTCATTAAGTGTTGTATACCAAGATGGATTAACTTTCAGTAGTCGCAGTATTCCAGTAGGCACCGGTAATCCAATTGATGTTATGAGTTGGAAATTCTATATGCCAATTTGGATTAGTACAGCAAGTAAACTTAAGAAGATGGGTGTTATTGAAAAAATTATTGCATCAATCTTTAAAGGCACAGCATTAACTGATATACAAGATGATGATTTGCTGTTAGGAACTAGACCAAAAATCACACCATACGGATACAAATTATTGCTATTGGGAAATACATTACAAATATTGCCACAAGCAGTTGCGTTTGATCCAAGTAATTTTAATACAGAATTACCTGATAATCCCAATACTGATATATATTGGTCTAGTGTGTTAAATGTGTATGGAACAGTTAAACCAGGTATTAGTCAAATTTGGCTACAAAATCCATTTATGGATCACGAAATTGTAGGCACTATTGTACCTAATCCCAATGATGATAGATTATTAATCTATAACATTGACCCTGATACATTACCACAAAATACATTGGATCCAGTTGACGGTGTGATAAACCCTCAATTAACTGGTCCAAATGCAGGATTGCCCGGGCCAGTTAATGGACGTAGATATCTTCTAGTAGATAACATTGGTGCTCCCGGTGATAGCACTGTTGCATGGGGTAATGTAGTAGCATTTGCTAATGACATTATTGAATACAATGCCGGCGCTGGAGAATGGTTTGTAAGTTTTGATAGCACTATTGCAACCCCAACTACATTAGAATATGTAACTAACTTAACAACTAATGTCCAATATCGTTTTGTAGATGATACTTGGATGAAATCATACGAAGGATGGTATGATCAAGGGGATTATTCTATCGTCATCTAATACTGTGATAAATCATAGTATGAGCAATACATCAGCCGGAGTTTTCTTTTATAGTAGTAAAACAAATCGCTACCTATATCTATTACGCACAGACAACAAAAACCCTGGCAATTGGGGTATTCCCGGCGGCAAGATAGAAGATGATGAAACTCTGTTTGAGGGTATTGCTAGAGAATGTCAGGAAGAAATTGGAATGTTTCCAATTAATGCTAAATTAATACCTATACAGAAATTCATCAATCACACCTTTACCTATCATACATTCTTTTGTGAGGTAGAAGATGAGTTTGTTCCTGCACTTAATGAAGAACATTGTGGATATGCATGGGTAGGAGATAATCAATATCCCAAGCCATTACATCCTGGATTGTTTAGTACTGTGAATTTTGATGTTGTCCAGGACAAGTTAAAGACACTTACAAAAAAAGAGACCTAAGTCTCTTTTTTTATTTTAGCAATGTTGACACTGTATTGAATCCCATAGAGCCGATTATTACACCTGCTCCCATCATCATCCAGCGCCATTTTTCTAAAACTGAAATCTTTCCAGCTAATTCGCTATGTTCCTTAACATCTTGTTCACGCATAGTTTTCAACATTTGTCTAGTTTCTTCTGCGTTCTCATCTAGGGCATCACGAATTGACTTCAAATCCATTTTAAGATCACCAATTTTATCCTCGATGTTCTTAACTTGGACTTGAAGTACCGCAATTTCAGTTTCAGGTTGCATTTTAACGGCCTTACTTGATGCGGTTGCCATATTATGCGCTAGCAATAGTTACGATTGCGTAAGGTTGTCCACCAGTCGCATTTGCTGCTACTGCTGTGTTGAATGTTGCAAATACTGGAGCAGCATTTTGGAACACTATATTACCAGTAGCAATTGGTCCTGAAGTAGCAGTAAACAACTCACCAGTGTGGTCAGAAAGACTTTGTACTGTTTGAGTAGCACTATTAGCATATGTAGCAAGGATACGCATTGAGTTTGGTGTCAATGCTGTGTTTGCAACGTTTGCTGTAAAGCATTGTGCTGTTAAACCAGTTACTGTTCCTGTTACTAGATATTTTTGTTTACCCTTTTGACGAACAATATAACCTGCTTCATCATTAGCATAGATGAATGAAGCATTACTTCTGACAACGTTAGCATTGGCTGTTAGTACAACACGATTCATAAGAGCATTAGCTGTTACTGACGCATTAGCGGTGACAGCTTGTACCGGTCCACCTTGACTAGTAGAAACGGTGAATGCTGCTGCGTTAGCGATAGTTTTAACAAAATATGTTGTACCTGTAGTTAAACCGCCAAAATTTGCGCTAAACTGTATTGGCATATCTGCTATAAGAGTTTGTGCATTACCCGAAGTTCCAATAACGCTACCTGATACTGTTGTATTGGCAACAGCTACTGAAACATTACCGTGTGTAGCAGAAGCAAACCCAAGACTAACATAATCAGTACTACCGTTATTATTAGCAACTGCAATTTGTAGTGCTGCGCCAGTAGCTAAGTTAGCTAAATCAGTACCTACACCAACTACTACATTACTAGTATTAACTGCTAAAGGTGTGTATAATGTACCTGTACCACTGATACCAATAGCAACTTGTGCTAATACTTGTTTACCAATGATTGCTGTATTACCACCAACTACACTGTATGTGTTAGCATTAGTAGCAGGGAAACCTGTTCCACCAACTGGGTTGTTAAAGTATGCATCAACAACATTAAATGAAGCACTAACTGATTGACCAGTTGTGTCTGTTAATGGTTGCATTATTTGTGGCTGTACACTTAACTGAGTCTGTGATGCATTAAATGTAGTATTTGTTAGTATTGAATTTACATAATAAATTGTGTTAGCTGTTAATCCACCAACAGTTGTAGCAACTATAAATGACATACCTTTAGCTACACCTACAGTAGGTGATGTAGTTAAATTTCCACCTGATATTGTGACGATACTGCCGGTTTCTGCTGTATCAGTTACTGTTAAGACTGCTTGAGCCTTTGCGATTTTTAGAGGGCGTCCCATTTGTTTCTCCTTGAAATATTAGTGAGTTCTAGTCACTACGCGGCGGGGACCGCATAAACTCGCCGAATGCGAATGTATTATATATTTATCTTAAGGAGTAAAATTTACTTCTTTGGACCACCATTAACAGGGGTTGCCAATATACCTGATGTACCCGTATTAGAATGAGGCATGCCCAATTCAGTAATACTGAATATAGAATTAGCACCGGCTAATGTTAAGTAAGATACAATATTACCTTGTCCTACTATGATACTATTTTCTACAGTGTTTGCAGGAATAACTTCGCTATTGGCATTTGCTACAGTATACGGAACACCATATGGACTATATCTTGCGGTAGTATTTGCTATTGCCACAGAAGCATTTGCTGTTAGTGTTAAACTAGTATTATTAGCAATTGCTTTAACAATGCCGGCTGAGTTTCCGGCAGTATTGCCTATCCAATATCCAATTCCCAATTCGGTTAAAAATAATGTTCCCACTCCAGTTACTGTACTAGTATTAGTAGCACAAGTTACATTACCGGTTAATGCTACATTAGGGAAACTAGTAGTATATTGAATAGCTGCATTAGAAGTGGCTATTCTTACTTTATCTGTTGCAATGTTTGCTGAAGCTGCCGGTGTTGCAATGTTTGCTGTATATGCGTATGTTGTCATTTTATTATTCCTATATCTTATTTATTATTAAAGTCTGCCAACCGCTACTTCAATAACGCCTTCACCTTCAAAGTTTTCTAGTGATTTTCCGATTACCATTCCCATTACAGGTAATTGAGATGGTCTAGCAAATCCATTGCCGCCGCTTACAAGCATATCGCCCTTATGTATTGTTCCACGAACTTTACATGGCACACGTCCTTGCAATGCTACAGCAACAACATGTTCACCCTGGCATTGTGAATTCATTACATAGGCTGGGTTAGTTGATACTACCCCAGCAACTCTTGTTGTGCCATCTTCAGCTATTGTAACTTCTTTTTCACCGCCAAACTCTACTACAGTACCAGGTTCGTATGATTTATCTGATTCATAGTATTCTGCCAAGTCAGCGTATGTTGCTTGTAATTTACTACCGGCACTTAATGACCAGTTGCCTGTAATGGTTCCAAGAAGCGTATTTGCACCAGTAGTAAGTGTCATATTATTGCCGCTGATTGTTTGTGCATTGGCAAAGGTAAGGTTAGTGAATGATGTACTTACACTAGTGATGTTTGGCTGTGCTGCTGTTGTTAATGTACCGGTTAAGTAACTGGCACTAACTAGATTACCACCAGTAACATTGCCGTTTGTTATATTACCTGTTACCGCCAAACTTGTTAATGTACCTGTACTTGTAATATTTGGTTGTGCTGCTGTTGTTAATGTACCGGTTAAGTAACTGGCACTAACTAGATTACCACCAGTAACATTGCCGTTTGTTATATTACCTGTTACCGCCAAACTTGTTAATGTACCTGTACTTGTAATATTTGGTTGTGCTGCTGTTGTTAATGTACCGGTTAAGTAACTGGCACTTACTAAATTTGCACCTGATATTTGTGATGATGCACCACTTTGTGTTATGTTTCCGTTGGCAGCAAATGTAATACCTGATGAAGAAAATACTACAACATTGGCTGCAGTTTGGTTTGCACTACCAGATGCAATTGCAGCAGCTACACGAATTGCTACGTTGCCGGGTGTTCCTGTACCAGTTCCTATTCCACCTGTAATAGTAATGATACCGCCGTTTGTGTTAGTGCCTCTTCCTGCACCGCCTCTTAATATCAAGTCACCGCCGCTGCTAGAAGAATTAGAGGATCCGCCGTTTGCTTGAATGAACGCTCCGGTGCCTGCGCCCAAACCACCTACTAAGCCTACATAGCCCCCAAGTCCATTTGCAGAAGCAGCCCCACCGGAAAGAGTAACTACTCCGCCGATGGTAACTCCTGATGAATTGCCATTACCACCTTGTATGCCAATTGATCCACCTTGTTCAGAATCACCTGCAGCTCCTATCTTTCCTACTATATTTAGTCCACCTTGGTAAGCATCATTCCCTACAATATAATTAGCATTTATATTACCTGTGCTATTGATATTACCTGAAACAGTCAATGAAGTTAATGTACCAACACTTGTAATATTTGGTTGTGCTGCTGTTGTTAATGTACCTGTAAATAATGTGGCACTCAATGTACCCGTATTGACAGCAAATGATAAATTAACATTACTACCTAACTGATAATTAGCACTTGCGCTAGCACTGACCATTGTTGGATAGAAAGTGCCTGCGGTTTGTGATACAACATTACCATATTCTGATACATTAGACCTTGCCACATATAAATTAGGAACTACAGTTGTACTTTGTACACTTAATGGAGCAGTACCAGTAGCTACATTAGATATGAATTGCGGGGTAGTAATATTAGCACTTGCCAATACTTGTGCAGTTCCTAAATTACCAACGTTAGCGTTACCACCAACGTTAGCAGTACCGGGTATATTTGCACCAGTTGCAGTTACAGTCAATTGACTAGTAGTATTACCAGTGACAAAGTGAGAGATATTGGCATTAGCAGTAATGGTAATATTGCTATTGCCGTTTTGCATTAATCCACTATTAATAGTAGTAATATTACCTGTTGTAATTGTTGCAGTTGATGTAACTAAGGTAACAACATTAGCAGTACCTGGTATATTTGCGCCAGTTGAAGTAACTACAAATTGTGCAGTAGCATTGCCACCAATAAAGGTAGAAACATTGCCGGCGGATGCAATGGTAATATTACTTGTACTATTCTTCATCAATCCACTGTTGATAGTAGTGATATTACCTGTTGTAGCAACCAATGTAGTTGTACCCAAATTACCAGTATTGGCATTACCAGTTACATTTAATAATGTAGTAGTTAAATTACCGGTTGAAGCATTGAATGATAGATTGGCATTTGCACCTTGTGCTAAATTTCCCGACGTTGCGTTTACAAATAACGGATACCAAGTTCCAGTGGTTGTTAACGCAGTATTAGCATATTCAGAAACATTTGACCTAGCTACAAACAAATTAGGAACAAGTGTTGTACTTGTTACAGTTAGTGGGGCTGTGCCAACAGCAACGTTTGAAACTATTACTGGACCAGTAACTGCGGTGACCGCATTAATGTTTCCAGCAACAACATTGCCAGAAGAAACGGTTAATGTAGTTGTGTTTTTATCAAAGGTAAACGCAGCAACACCATTTGAAATATTTTGATCATTAAACTGTACAGTAGTATTTGAACCACCTACTACTCCACTGCCACTACCACCTAATGCAGCAGTGGCTATTCCAGAATTCGCTACATACGTTAACAATCCTGCACCATTGGCAGTTGCTGTTAATCCTAAATCAGTATATAATACTACATTGCCTGAGGTAGCGTAATCCCCATTTAATTTTAAATAAAATGTATGACCATTAATATTTGAATTTGCCCCGGAATTAGTAATTGTTGCACTAGTAATAGTTACAATCTGTCCATTGGTATATGGGGTCAAATTAGAAACTGTCATAGTAACAATATTACCAGTAATGTTGTTTGTTAATCCTTTGATTGTAGTATACAATGTATTCTTAGGAGTCCAAGAAAGATTTCCTAACCCGTCTGTTTCTAAGATATATCCAATGGCCCCACCGGTCATTGAAATATTTGATACATTACCTAATTTAAGTTTGGCACCACCGAGTTGTGAATTTAATCCGGTGTAGTTTTCCCATGTATCGGTACTTGATACATATGTCAATATTTGTCCATTCAATGGTACGGTTATGTTAAAGTTGCCACCATCACTACCGTTAATTTGACTAAAACTTATATTGGAATATGAAGTTAATACCTCAATATTCTCATCTGCATAAGTGTTTCCGGTTCTTCCAATGAAAAGTCTATTTTCATCAGTTGCCCAGCCAAATTCACCGTTGTCTAGCTGTGGTAAGTCAACTAGGTTACCTGCTCTTTGCTGTATCTTTGAGATTTGTACTATGGCCATAAGTGTAATTCTTCACGTTTACACTTATTTATCATAATATTGACTTAACCGCTATACAAATTTCATATAGTATTGCTCTACCCGCTTAAACCACATGTCACTATACTTGTCAAATTCAGTACCTTCAATGATGAATTCCTGATAAACAACATCAGCGGTACACATAAAAATGACGCCTTTGCGTATCTTAGTCCCGTGTACTTCATTGTGAGCATTGGCATACGCTGCTAGTTGAATAAAGTAATCGTCAATCCACTCACGCTTTTTGAATTTGTTAGATTGTTTGTGGTCCATAATAGCATCACTTCCATCATGCACCCCGCACAAGTCAGTTGTGCCTGCATAGATTTTAGGGAAGTATAAAGGAACTTCTGTTCCCCAGTATTCGTTACATTTCACTAATCCCTGTTCAATAATTTGCTTTGCCATTTTGTGACTTTGAATACTGTAGGGATTGCTGCCAGGCTCAGTAACTATACCTGTCTTGATATAATCCTCAAGAAACTTGTGCATACGTGTGCCACGTCCTGCTGCCTCAGTTGTAATCTCTTGTGCTTTTTGAACACCAACTCGTTTGCGCCAGTTATGTAATGCTTGTTTACTTTCTTCTGACTTGGTTGCGTCTAGTATTGTTGTAACGCTTGGAAGTTTCTCACCATCTGGTGTAGCATATCTACGTTTGCCTTCAATTTCTACCCTGCTCATGAGTATATAGTTGTATTTGTTTGGATTGTACATTATAGTAAATTATAGTTGATTATAATACTAATGTCAATTAGATTCGGAAACTTTCTCCACACCCGCATCTATCACGTTCGTTAGGGTTACGAAATTCAAAACCCTCATTAAGTCCATTGCGGACATAATCTATTGTCATCCCTTGAAGATAAGCACAACTTTTTGGATCAACATATAATGAGCACCCATCACAATCAATCTTTATATCTTCTGACATTGGTTGATCAACATATTCAAGAACATAGGCTAAACCAGAACAGCCTGTCGTTTTGACACCTATTCTAATTCCTAATCCTTTGCCTCTTTTTGCAAGAGTTTGTTTTACTTTGTTTGTTGCTTTATCTGTAACAGTTATCATTGTGTTGGCATAGCACTTTGTGCCATTTGTTGTACAACTTGTTGACTTTGTGATTGATCTGGATTTTCCGGAGTCTCATCATGTCCTTTGAAGATAATCTGATCACCTTGAATATTTTTAATTACAGTATTTAAAGGAGGGTTCTTTATCATATCATACAAGTCGGTGACATCTAAAACAATATCACCTTTATCTTGTAGATAAGTTAAAAACTCGTCCGTCGTGTAACTACTAGGATCTATTATACCGTTATCTAAATCAGTTTTAAGTTGATTGACAAGAACGATAAGTTTAGCACTCGCCGGATCAGCAAGTTCAAAGAGAAACATATTATCTCTTTGCTCTACCAACACCACCTGATGGGGGCATATCTGGTTCTTCAGCAGGAGGGGGAACATCACCCATACTCATATCAGCACCAGCATCCATGCCTGCGTCCATGCCAGCATCTACCCCTGCTTCTGCACCCATGTCAGCACCAGCATCAAATGCTGCGTCTACTGCTTGACCAGTTAAACCATTCAACGCATTTTTTAATGCAGTTGATGCTTCTTTCAATGAAGCAGATAATGTATCTAATTGACCTGAAACTTGATCATTGTATGTTTGACTTTCGTTAACACCAATTTCGCTTTCAATGCTTGATACTAACGCAGGCAATTCTTTAACTTGCATCTGACCTACATCTTCAAGCATCTTCTGTACTTGGTCTACCATGTCTTGCGCTGCTAATACAACTTGTGACTTCTCAACTTCTTCATTCTCAACCATGATTCTTGGCTGTGGAAGTGAACGTAGTTCGTTGTAGTGGTCACTAAGTGCTTGCTCCATGAACACCAATTTCATATAAGAATTTGATGATTGACTATTATGATAGTCAGGAGATTGCTTTGACTCACTCAGTAACCCACGTACTTTTTGAAGCATAGTGCGGGTAGATGACATGGACATACCATCTACGTTAAATGAGGTTTCGTACTGTTCTTTCAATACTTTAGTAGAGAAAGAGCGGCGATTGTGGTTTAATTCAGTTAGTTTCATATTTGTATTCCAGAGAAATATATAATATATTTATCTTTTCTTTCGTTATTATGCGGATTTGTTAAATCGTTTGTCTTGCCAAATTCTGGAACTATTCACATAACCTGCTAATTCGTCGGCTATCTGCTTGCGTTCCATCTTTTCTTCACCCAATTTAGCTAGGTAAATCAATTTTTCTTCTAAATTTTTGGACTTTTTTACCAATTTTTGATGCAATTGAATCTCAGTATCTACACTAGATAATCTATTGTCTAAATCTAAAATCCGATTGGATTCATATATACTGTTTCGTTTATCAAATGTACACCAAGATACTGCGTTTTTTAACACATTGAATGATTTGGTTCCTGCTATATTATCTTTTTCCACTATATAACAATCATTGTTTTTTTTAATTGCATATTGATTGAATAGAAAATAAGAACCTTCCGGGCCTTGAATTATAGTTAATTCGCTTAATTTTTCCATTTCTTGATTGGATATTGTTTTTGTAAATTTGTGCAGTAGTTTGTCGCTTATCATTTGGTTAACACTTTAAAATATATATTTCTCAACTCATCGCTAGTATCTAAGAATGTGGGGAGTTGGTCCCATTCAGTATGGCATTTAATCATTGGTACTTGGTCACAATCTCTATATAATGCTCCCAATTCAGTTACACCATCATAAAACACACTAGGATGTTGTACCGCAAAATCAAAGTTCCAGCATGGATAAGTCTCTTTATCTTGTTGCTCAAATAAGAACCCAAACTCAGTGAATTCGTCAAATCTTATTTCTATTTTTTCAGGGATACGAACAACATCGGGCTGGCTACGTAATGAGATTGCTTGTTGCACCGTGTCAAAATTACTTTGTGTATTGCGTTTATGATGCCATTCTTTGTCCATATCAGGACGATGGCGGTTTGGTACATTAGTTTGCGTGATATCAAATAGGGTATAGCAAGAGATAATGTAACTCATACTACTATTTAACAGAGGTAAAAAAACCCTAGAAAATCTAGGGTTTTTTATACAGATATTGATTAACCTGTGAATGTAGCTGTAGCTGTAGTAACAGTTGTGTTAGCAACACCACCTGCTGTCAATTCAGCAATGATAGCTGCGTTCAATGTAGTAGTTGTCCAAGCGCCAGTTGGATACACAGCCATTGCCAATGTATCAGGACCCGCAGTTGTAAACTCATAGATGTAAACTGTAGCTAATTGTTGTGTAGCTTGGATGATCAAGCTAACTTGAGTACCAGAGAAAGCACCTGAACTAGCTGCTGTAACTGTGAAGAAGTCTAGTTTAGGACCTTGAGGTTGTACTGTAGCAGCAGAACTAACTGCGTTTGCACCACTGTTGGTGTATGAGAATGAATCAAAGTTGATTACCGGTAGAAAGTCACCGTTTGTTTTTGTAAATTGTGCCATTTTGAAATGCCTTTAAATAAGTTGAAGCCTACTGCTTCATACACTTATTTATGCCAGAACTAAAAAAAACACGGATTTGGCTTAGCGGCCGGCTAGATTTTGGCGACTAAAACCCATTCTATCAACGAATTTTAAGCCATTAGATACAAAACCCTCATGTGTTTCAGTACCATCATCTAAATATCCTTTGACCGGGGATTCTTTTGCTGCTTGATTAAGCTGTTCTACGATAGACATTTTTAACTTGTACATCTCTACCCAAATAGTAAATGCCCCCTTAATTGCTTCGGCATTCTGTTGTAAGTATCCAGGAACAAGTACTTCTTTCTTTGTCTTTGGATCTAATGTAGTGTATCCTAACAATTTCTTACGCATAGGTTCTGTCATGGGTCTAGCTTTTACAAAATCCATAAAGCCTTGTGCTAAATCATTTAAGTTACCCTCTACGATTCGTTTGTTAATGAATACTGTAAACAATTGATTAAATGAATTACGTGCTTGGGGGGCATTATCCATAAATTGATCCACTAATGCTCCGTAACTTTTAATAGCATTTTGAGTACTTTTAACTAAAGATGTGTTGATTTTCATCTTGGGGGTAATAGGCATAGCACTAGGGACAATAGCAACATTGCTATTATTCTTTAGCTGCCCTATAGTTCCATCTAATGTACTAGCATCATCTGTTGTCATGGCATTAGGTGCTAGATATTGATGCACAGCGATACCAGCTTGCTTGCCAGCCATTAATTTACCTAAATCACTTTCGGCATTTACTTTATACGTAATGCCTTTGGGATTCGCTTTGAACATGTAGATACCGTTCTTTTCTGATAATGGTTGACTGAATAACAAATCCCCCCAATAATAACCTTTACCGCCACTAGATGATTTTGCTAGCCCTGGCCAAATCTCTGCCATTAATGAGTGTAGACCTGAACGGTCTACGCCCCTGGCTTGGTCATATTGCATAAACTGTTCTGGACTGAATACTTGTCTACCTGACCCGTCTTTCTTGTTGAACATATGCTTGTCCATAATACTAAACTGTCCACGACTATTACGGCCAAATATCAATGCAGGATATCCGTCCCACTTAATAGTAACAGTCTTGGGATTCTTTACGGTAGCTATACTTGCTTGTAATGCACGATTTGCACCCTGACTTCCTCCCAAAAATATTAAATCTTCAGGATGATCTAGGTGTCCCTTATCTTCTTTCAAAGAGGCAATTTTATCTACTTTGTCTCTAAGTATCGCTAACGATTCAGATAGGTTCACGGTTTTTCCTTAATGATTTAGAAAATCTCTGCTGGTCTTTGCTCTTAATAGCACTTAATAGTTTTCGCTCTAATATTTGCGCCTGTTCTTCAGGGTAATGCTTATTAATCAACTCAAGTAAATTAATAGCACTGGTTATGATATTATGAGCCCTACTTTCAATAATGTGACTTGTATCGCGGTTATTGCCGAGTGCTTCTAATTCCTGCAAGAGGGAGCGGGTTTGTTTTTGCATATAATTATCCTACTAGTATTTATGCGTGTATGGTATAATTATTTCTTTAAGGAATTCAACAATGTCTTAAATTTTGATCCCTGTATTTCAGCATGAACTGTTCTAGTCAACGGTTCTAATGTTATTTCTTCAGTACTTTGATCAACAGTATAATCTGTAACTGTAGCTTGTGGTTTTAATGTACTCATTATGTCATTTGCGCTTGGCTTTGGTGTGTAACTCTGTTCACCATCGACCCCGGGGTCACTGATACGCATAGTCTCAACATCATATTCTAAATCAATCTTCATTCCTACGCCAGTTGAACTACGACTTTTCATACATTGAATCTGATACTTGCCACGCTCACGCATACTGCGACTTGTGAAGATACCAAACACGTTATCTGCTGTGTTAATCTTACTGATACCGCCTGCAATATGACTATGGTCAAATTCTTGTTCGTCAACAGCACTACGATTTAACTGACTTGCGGTAACTAACAAGACACCAAGTTCCTTTGCTAAATTACGCAATTCTTCTGCTACATACTTATCTTTAATAAACTGATCAGTGGGGCTAACATTAATAGACACTGGCATAACCAAATCTAAGTAATCAATCATAACAAAGTCAATTTTAATACCAGTTTGAATTTGCACCTCTTTTAAATAAGCACGAATATCATTTACATTGCTTTGTGCCGGTAATGCTTTAACCCGATACTTTCCAGACTTCTTACCTGCTATCTTAACTCTAAGTTCTGTTGTATCAATATCTTTACGAATTGCTTTTGTACCCATCATGGTTAACATTGCATCTGTACGCAACGATGTTAATTCTTCACTCAATTCCAGGGTAATATATGCACCACTCAATCCCATTTGTAACCAGCTTAATGCAATGTTCATCATCACAAGTGATTTACCTGAACCTGAACCACCTGCAAAGATATTCAATTCACCTCTACTCATGCCACCATACAAAATACGATCCATTTGTGGCCAGCCTGTTGATACTTGTCCACCACTATTAAAATATTTGTTGATACGACCTTTAGGATCAGCAAAGTAATCTGTACCCATGTCTCTTTGTAAACTAATTTGTACCGCATCTTTGATTAGTTTTTCAACTGGTTCAAAATCACCCTTCTCAAGTAAGTCTGCTGCCTTAAGAATAGCACGTTCTAATTCTTGTCTTTTGGTAAATGATTCAAATTCGTCAAAGAACCATTCATAATGACCTTCATTCAATTCTGGGATAGGGTCAATATCTATTCCGGTTGTTGCTTTAATTTGTGTAGAGTCCGGTAATACTCTATATTTGTCGGTATGTGTTTTAAATAATTCAGCCACTGGTTTTAGCGAACGATCAAAATTCTCGCTATTCATAATATTCATAACACGGGTATACAATTCCGCGTTTGTAATCATCATCCTCAGAAACAGCTTCTGAACATCAGATGTGTATTCTAATTGTTTTTTAGATTCCTGCTTTGCCAATTTTTTTCCTTTGCATTTCTATTTTGATTTTACTATTTGTTGCACATTGTAGTATACTTAATAGGGTAGGTAATTTACCATATTTAACTACTGCATCATTTACATCTTTTACATCACTATCCCAATTTGGTAAACTAACACTATAACCCAATTCCAATGCTTTATCACACAATTCTAATCCCGTCTTATCTCTATCTGGGACTAGTATAATTTGTTTGTTCAATGTGCTTAATAGTAATGCTTGTTCAGGATTGATATCATTATGCATTATTGCCACACCGTCAATACTCAATGCATCAAATATTCCTTCAGTTACAATACAAACGCTCCAGTCTGGTTTTTGCATATCAATATTAAATACATAACCGTGTTGTTGTTCATTGATATACTTAGGTATTTTATCATCTAAAAATCTACTTGTATGACCTACTATAGTATTATTATAGGTGTAAGGGATGATTACTCTATTACCCATCCTGCCTTTTGCATTTGGAGTGATTAAAAAAGGATAAGCATTAATATCTATCTTTCTCAATTGCAGATAGTCTACATATACTTTGTGCAATGGATTATTAATATCCACAATATCGCCGGCGGGCAATTGGTGTTCGTTAAAGGTAATCTTTATGCGTTGTTTTACTGGACGAGTGAAATCTATCAAATCTTTATTCTGTAGACTTTGTAAATTCCACCTTTGAATTTGAATATCATCTATACCGCACCATTTTAATAATGTTCTAGTTTTTATTAAAATAGGTTGCCCTAAAGTGAAGCCTGTTTTGAATCCACAATTAAAACAAGCATATACCCAATTTCCCCCATCGAACATGATGCCACCGCGCAATCTTTGATCTGGTCGATGATTAAAGTGGTGACAACAAACCGCGTTAAAGATAGTCCAACCAGTACTAGTTTTTCTTTTTTTGCCGGGTATTATTGACAGGATATCAAACATCTATTGATTGTAACACAATCATAATGTTAAAGCAAATTATCTGGTCAATATATTTGTTACTGCGCCCGCATTGCTAGTGAATTGCATACGAACATAAGGATGAAATCCTTCAATTACATATCCAACCGTTTGTGTAACATTAGAGACTTCCTCAGTAGTTACAATATCATACCAATCATTATCCACAATACTGCTACCTTGAATAGTTGTGTTTCCATAGAATTCAATGTACTCAGTTTGGATAGTTAGTATTGGATTGTTATTAGTACTCAGTACACTAGTAGTGTAAGTGATGCTACTTCCATTACTGTTAGGACTATTAGGAAAGGCTTGCCCAGTTGGGATTGTGATATTGTATGATGGGACAAAGTTAGGTAATACACTATTAACAATATTCATCTCGCCACGGGCGCCGGCGTTTTGATCCACAAACACAGGGAAGTCAAACTCATTAACTGGTATTTCTAAGGTATAATAGCATTTTTGAGCCTGTATATTCTCAAGGTCCGCAGCATTTAAATATAACGCACAAATACCGGTGGCAGCAAACTGCAAGGTCAATGCTTTCTGTATTAAGATTTCATTACCTGTGTAGTTTAATATACGGCAAGTGATACTTTTTCCAGTAACATCTACGGGTTTTTGCTCTTGATTCAGGAATTGAAACTGGATTTGATTATCCACTCCCTTATGTAGGGTTAATGGTTTGGCATAGACTGGCATATATTTCCTCGGTGAATAGCCTGACAATAACACAACAATGTTGCGCTGAACGTAATAAAATACTGATGTTGAATACACAAATGTAGGCTCCTATAACGTATTTAGTCTATATATTTTAATTTAATTAACTTTGGTTACCCGATAAATAAACTGTTAACTAAAATAATGATCCAAAACGAATTCTTTAAACGATTGACAGAAAATCACCCGTTCATTACAGTATGTTCATATGCCAACCAAGATTATGTAGGTATTGTTCAAAACCGTGATGACATGGTCACCACTATATATGATTACGGTGCTATAACCGATAACACAATCAAAGAAAAGTTCTTAGAATTAGGAGAAGTTTGGTGGTGGGAAAGTAATCGTCTTGTCCCTATCAATCTGTTTTTAAAGGATGATTGGCTACCCTTTAAACCCTACTTAAGGACCTTTACTAACAAAAGTCTAGTAGTGGTTCACGGTCCAACGTGCAGTATGAATGAATTAAGTAAACGCCGTAGTAAACGCCGTAGCATCACCCTCGTTAAGAGAATGCCCTAACAAATTCATGTGAACAACTACTAGTTGTGCGTAGGCTACACTATGACTACGTTTGAATACATACCCATCAGTTCCCTTATCCCATACAGTTTTACTAATCTCACTCCAAGATTTCCCAATCAAATGCTTTTTACCAGGACGAATAACTGCTAAAAACATAGATAATCTTGGGATACTATCTATAGGTTCTGGCATCTTCTCTAAATTGTAGTACTGATTATTCAAGTGAATAAGTTTTTCAACAAAAGATTTATCCTTCAGTTTACTCCAATCAGGCTCAACCATCAATTCATTAAGATGTTGTTCATCTCTGACATTCTCATAAACATGAACATTCAACAAATCTAGTTTGAAGTAACCACGCTTCTCGGCTTCTGTATAGTCAATACTTGCGATATCATGTATTGGATCATAGGGAATAGGTGTAACATATACACCAGTAGCATGTTTACGAATAGGATTGACATTACGCATTGCTGCGCTTGTATGTTTAATCAGTTCAAGCAATTTATCTCTTGAACCAAAGTCAATGTCAATATCACTATCTATTCTCATCCTCTGAACCCCGGTAGATTATCCCAGTCACCGTTCCAATCGGGGGGTAACCACGGGTTAGTGAAATCACGTTCGGAAGGCCCTTCTACTTTTAAATCAAACGCCTTTGCAAACTTTTTTGCGTCTTTTTTAAATTTAAAACTAAACTCTATTACCTCTTTATTATCTACTAAATCAGTACAATCTTCAGCATCAATGACAGTTATGTTGTTATCAACTAACCAAGTCATCAACTTAAAATCATCTTCATTCTGCATATAGTCATCATATTCTTTTTCCGTTTCAAATTTATATGCTACAATATATACCATCATGGTGCCATTACTCCTGCTTTAATTAGTTTAGTATACGCTTTTTGTACAACAATTGCTTGTCTTTCGGCATCTTCTACTGCTTTGTGACTAGTAGAATGTCCGCCATCACTTAGTTTGACTCCTGCAACTTCATACAACGTTCTAGTATCTCGTACGGTATAGAATGGCCACGGTATTCGCACTCCAAGTTGCCTCCATGCGGTCTCGCAAGCAACGATATCAAATGCAGCCCCATTAGACCACACAGCACGGCGATTCCAACAAAACTTATAAAGGGTTTCCATACATTCACTAAATGAAACACGTCCTTCATCTCCCATCGCTTCTTCAAGTGCGGCAGGGCTTTGTTTTGCCCACCATTCAATTGTACTGTCATCAATTATCCTATCATATTTTTCTGTCTGTTCTTCAATCGTAGGACGCAATTCTAATCGTTCTACTACACCATTACCCTTAGGATCAAACCGCACAGCTCCTATAGTTAATATAACACAATATGGACTTGTGTCAAGTGTCTCCAAATCAATCATTATATCATTTGCCATTACATCTGCCACATTTCATACATTGTTATAAATCTATCATCCCACAACTCTATTGTAACACATCCTCCAGCTAAAGAGAAGTCCCAACCTTGGTGTCTTTCACCAAAATTTCTTCTCATCCATTTTACAATGATAGATGGATCCTCTTTATGATATCTACAATCTCTTTGATAGACTGTTTTGTGTCCTGCTTTATATTTGTTATCCTTACATAAAGAGCCTGAGGCATTGGGATATGCTGGATGGAAACATTCTGTGTATTTTATTGCCATATCATCCCCATTTTAATAAAAATATTAAATAGAGTTTTTCATCTACTATCTGATAACCATCTGTTATATTGCCATTGGTAATATTCATTCTTACACCGTACTTCTTTTGTAGATAATCTTCAAAATCATATGCGTCAAAATCAGTTTTGTTTTCCATGTACTCTACACGAACTTTTTTCAATGCTTCCCAATACTTCCAACGATTCTTTCGTTGATGTAATGCCGGATCATCGTCATCATAATCTTGAAATGATTTTGATATATTGGTCATACCCATCTCAATGCAAAGTAAGTACTGTATTCTTCTTTGTAGAAATTAAACACTGCTCGGCGATCTCTTGTATCATATGTGGAAGAACGATGATATGCCCAATCAAAATCTACTCCATCAGTCCAGCCGTGTGCTTGCATTTGATGTAATATTTCTATTACTTCATTCGCACTTTTGCCGTAGATGGTTACAGATTTCATTCCCAGCGCAATAAAAACAATGTTAAATCTTCGTCACGGGTAAGCATTATCTCACATTGCTTAATATTATCTACCCAACGATTACTTCCAGTTTCATCATCATACCCTGAATTGCCGTAATTCTTTTTACACCATTTCTTGATTTCTTTAGGGTCAACATCATCTTGGTTCTTCCAAGAGATAGTATGTATATTAACTTTGCTACCAAAATAGCGTTCTGTTTTGTGTGTAAATTTACTCATGACCACCTCAATATGAAAAATGTAGCATCACTACCTTCTTTGAAAGCAATTCTGCCGTCCCAACAATGATATTCATGATATTCAATTTTATTTTCTTCTAACCAATCTGTTACACTATTACGCACACTAGGAATGTACCATGGATGCGGTATGTTAACAACAGTCCAACCCATAGCATTATACAATACTTCTGTATCAATGCTGTCAGCCATATCTTTAGCAAGTTTGTCAATGTATTCGTGTTCTATATCTATCATGACCATCTCAATATAAAATGTGTAGCATCTTTTGCGTCTACGAAATAGAATGTACTACCAGCCCACTCATTTTTTTGCAAACAACAATCACGCCTAGTATGTTCACTAACCCACCTAACCATTTCCGCAACTTGATCACACCAATCAGTCCAATTCATTCCTGGGCGTACTGTAAGATGTACCTTGTGATAATTCTTATCAATATCACGTTTTTCTTTTCTACGCTGTTTGCTGTTCATGACCATCTCAATATGAAAAAGGTTCTATCTGCTTCATCACGGAACCAATACTTACGATTGCTGCCTACCCAACGTGCGTTTTCTTTATGCCAATTATTATCACCCATTATGTTTAGCAGCCATTTGTCCATGTCATACCACTCTTTCTCCTCGTAGTTGTGTGGACGAACCCAGTAGGGCCATTTAGGTTGATTGTCAGCATAACCAGTTTCAAGGCGTTTCACGTTGATTTCATCTATCCATTGATTTGCTAAATCAGATACCCATCTATTGTTAGCCATGGCACGTTTCTTTATCATTCAACCCAGTCTTTTTCCAAAAGTTTTAAATGTTTCTTATTTACAAAATGTATATCACAATAAGGGTCTCCATGGTTGCCTTGTACTAATATCATATACCAACCTTGTCCTTCCCAGGCAACAATAGGCTTAGCGGCAACTAATTTGCCTATATTTTTTTGTAGCCAAATTAACAGGGCGGCATAGTCTGCGCCCCATAATCTGGCCACATATTTATAAGTTACTTGTTTTGTTTTTGTTACCATCTTAAACTACAAAAAATGTAGTCTCGTTCATATCTAAATTTTATTCTTACTTCAAATTCATCCCAGGTGCACAATGTGTGCCTTTCATAATTTTCAATTTTATTACATACCCAATCTATTATTTCAATACGATGCAGTTGCCGGCGGTTTTCATCTAGTTTAATAACACGTTCATGCCAACCCGGTCGTATATCTTCCCATCTTCTCATAACCATCTTAAACTAAAATGTATCGCATCACGCTCATCTTTAAATACAAAATCCATATAATCTTCTGTCATGTGTGTGTAAAACTTCCCACCCGGCAAATCAAATTGTTCCATTGCCCAAATACAAGTTTCATCCCAATCACTAATTGTATCACCTTTCATCCAAGGGATACGAACCCTAGTACCCTGCTTCACCGAGGGTGTCTTTAATTCGTTTCGTAAGTTCTGCATCACGTTTAAACCTTATTGCCCACTGTTCTGGATTTATATAATCAATGATCATTTTAACATGGCCTTCATTTAATCCATCTAAGAAATGGACCCCGCTGTCGCTTTGATACAACAACCATGGACTAATCTTACCCGTTGTTATCGCATAACAAATCTTATTTGCATTGCCATATCTCAATAAGTCATGTGGCTGTATGTTAGCGTCACTTGCCATTTCTATACATTTTTCAATGCTACGATGTATAGCATCAAATGGATCTTCATGTCTCAAAAACTCAATTAGATATTTAGTGTATGTACTATCACTACACCAATTGTCAATCTTAACTTGATTCTTTAATAACCAATCAGTAAATCTTGGAATATTTATCGCATTGATGTTGACACAATAATTACCAAACTTAACAAACGCAATGTAATATGGATTCTTAATAAAATCTTCTTGCTTAAGATTCTTTCGTTTTGATGTATTCTTTTTATAAAACTCCAACCAACATTGAAACCCAATACGATTGCCGTGATTGTCTTTATCTAACCATCTACGCTTCTGCTCACATACATGACTAAGCGTGGTTGATTCACGCAAGAACTCCCTCTTACAAAATTCACAGCCATACTTTGCTGCCTTAATTGCCGAGGTCTCTTTCATATTGCTTAAGTTGTTCTTCAGTAATAGTTTCATTTAATGTCTCAATGTCTGTTAGTTTCATATTAGGAAACAATTCTGCTAATTTAAGTTTGCGTTTTTGATTAACTACAAACGCTTCACTTACTGCGTCAATATCATCACTATCTGCTCTAGGATATATCTTCTTGTAATACTCTTTAATATCTTTTAGTTTAGCTGCTGCTTGTAATTTACTTACCTTAGGGCTGATGTTAGGTATCCACTGATGGAATTGTTTACCTGAGCCCGGGCTACTAGCACACATCATCAACCATTGTAGTTTAGGATGCTTTTGAATATTCTCATTGAACAGATACTTGTTCGCATACTCTGCTGTACTCATTACATAATAACGACTTAATCCCTCACTACCTTTAATAGCACTTAGCCATTGTATCATTGTAAACGGGACAAACTTTTTTTGTTGTTCGGGTGATAGTCTATCAAAGAAATCATAATCTTTCTTATCTAATGCGGCAAGGACCTCAAACAAGTCTAAATCTTGTTTGTCAAATTTTTCATCAACGGGTACTGCTACTTTTCTTGTTGCCATTAGAATGCCTGACTATAATCTATTATCTCACAGTTACGACTAATTTCTTTTACAAAATATACACATTCGGGTTTAGGCCCATCATTCAACGGTACACACAGAAACTGCCCGTTCTTTAATCGGGGAGCATACCATGTTACATCGTGGTATATATCTACAATCTCAATAGGTAGAAAGGTAGGACTAAAACTAGTTAACGGATTAAACTCAAACGCATTAAATCCTCTATCATTGATACTTGTTAGTGGCAATGTTTCTAAATCGCCATGCTCTTTTTCACCAATCAATATTTGCCAATCCACTGGCATTTTAATTGTGTGTTTACCAATCTTCAATACAAGTGCCGGGGCATTAAAACTTTCTAAAAAGATTAATGGTATATAATGATAATCTACATTGCTTGGATTACTGTTGTCCAATATTGCAAATCGTAAATCATCTATCTCCTCTGGCAATGTCTCTAAGTTATAGTATTCGTTATCTAGGGTCAAAATTCTCATAGTGTTATTGTATCATTTATATGTAAGTTTTTCAACATCAAATGGATAGTTTGCTTCTTTATAAAATGCTTTTCTTTGTGTAAGATGCCGTTTTGCAAACTTACAATTACTTGTGATATCCCAAATCTGAACAAAGTTCTTATCTTCAGCTTTACGAATACCACGACCGATACTTTGTATTACCCGAACAAAACTCTTACCCGGTTCAATAAGAACAAGATTAAAGATTCGGGGAATGTTAATACCAACTGCTGCTACACCATATGTAGCGATAATGATTTTGTTAGTTGCTGTAGCAACCTCATCATATTGTTCTTTGCGTTCATCCATACCGGTATTACCTGATACAAATACAACATCATATTCTGTTTTAAAATTACGTAGTAGTTCGGCTAACCTATTATGTAGTTCTTTACCTGCTGCTACTCTATCAACTAATATCAATGTGTTGCCACTATTCTTAATCACATCGACCAATTGAGTAATTTTATTTAATCGTTTATCATCTTCAAGTAAATGTTTTAGTTCAGATTGGTAATTACTAAACTCAACACCATCTTGTAGTTGTACAATGTTTACATGACATTGTGCCAATACCCCTCTATCTTGTAATTCGCTAGCAGATAATTTGTTGATAACATTGCCAAGACTAATAAAGATGGCTTGACTTGCGAATTTTTCTTTAGGTATAGTTCCAGTCAATCCCCAACGAATTGGGATGTTACTCATTACGCCAGTAAGCAATTCTTTTAGTGCGTCGGCTTTGGCCATGTGAACCTCATCTACCATGACACAAACTACACCTTCTAAGAAGTCACCAATCTCAACTTCTGCTTCACCTGCTTTTGTTTTCTTAAGCATATTGTTAAGGCTTTGCCATGTACAGATTGTATGCGTCTTATTGTATTCTTTTCTATCACCAAAGTACACACCAACATCTAATCCTAGATTAATGTAATCTGCTTCGGTTTGTGTTACAAGACTTTTGTTTGGGACGATAACAATACTGCGTCCGTAACTTTCAATAGACCAACTCAATGCTGCTGTGATTAATGTCTTACCTGCTCCCGTAGCAATTTCTTGTAGTGATTGTGGATTCTTTAAAAACTCATTAATGATTGATATTTGATAGTCACGCAATACAACTGGTTGTCCTGCAATTGGATGACCTTCGGGCCAATTCTTGTGTTTGAACGTATCCTCGGACACTTCAACAAAATTGAATGTTGTACTATATGTACGAAGGTCCTCTAGTTCAATATCATAGTCTCGGCTGTCTATGAAGGGTAGTATTTCGGGTAGTAGATTGACATAACTACTGCCACCGAGACTAAAGAAACTAACCTTACCATTCCATCTACCTAGACGGACCGCGGGAAGATACCTTGCACCGGGCACTTCGTACTCAAACATTTTTACTAGGGATTTACGTTCAGTCAATTCTAGACCTTCAATCTTTACATTGACTTCATCCCTGACGATTATTTTACATTGTTTCATAATTAGTACTTAGTATAACATAAACTAATTAGCAATTGCAAACATAAAGGCAAAAAAAGGGGAACAATTGTTCCCCTATAAAACTTATATTTTAATTAAGCATTCTTCATGCAAGTAGTACGTGCAAGATTTTTCCAGTTTGCTGGGCTGATCTTAACTAGATCGGCAATTTTCAAACACATACGCAAACTCATTTCACGCAGTTTGCCGTGATTTTCCCACATGAAATCTAGAATTTCAGTAGATTGGGTTTCTTCAAAGTTGTAATCAACAAACAACCCACCATCAGCATCACGATGGACCTGCTTGATACGCAACATTTTGTCACGCTCACTATTAATAGTGAGGTCCAGAAAGTGACAACGACTTTGTAGTGCTTCCAAGTGATCTTGCAATTTCTTGCTTTTCACGTTTTCAAACTTCAAGTTAGTGATAAAGATAGCACTACCATTAAAGTTGAATTGATTCGGGATACCTTCTTCACGTAGCAAACGACTGTCACTATTCCAGCAAATCTTGCGAGTCTTGCCACTATCCAATGCTGCTTTCAGAATGTTCAAAGCCAATTCATCAGCAAACACACTGTCGCAGTCATCAAAAATCAACACATTTTTTGTGTCAGAATATTTGTACAACTGTGTGTACAAACCTAGTGCAGTCATAGCACCTTTAACAACATTGAAACGAACACGCTTGCCGGCAATCTTGTCAAACATGCTTGACTTTTCCATTTGCTTTTCAACGCCATGTGACTTACCAACTCCGGGAGGACCTGACACAATCATAGCACGAATGTCACCGCTGATACAAGCACTTGCCATTTCATCAAGAATGCCGAAACGTAGTGCAATGCGGTCCATTGCCTCTACTTCAGTTTCTTTGGACACTTCTGCCTTGACTTTAAACTCTACTGTATTATCTGCCACTGTCTCTCCATTCAAAAATTCAATATCCTCAATGCTTTCTACATTGACACGGACCTGAGGTCCACCCATTGCAAACTGTCCGTCATTTTTAACAGTAACAAATCCACCCTTCTTACCAACTTGATAACCCTTAACTAGTGTAAACACTTCATTAGCAACAGGGTTATTACGATAAGAACCAGAGAAAATGCGAATTGTTGACATAGATAAATTCCTTTAGTTAACTGATTAAGACTATATTATATACTAAAACCCATTTATTGTCAATAGTCGGTGAACCCTAGATTGTACATAGCACTACGAAATGGTTCCGGGCTCTTAGGATCGGCCCACATATAAACATCGTTCCGAACTTCTTCGGAAGTTTTGAATTCAAACAATTTGTAAATCTCATAGTTTGTGGACACTTCACATTGCTGGATGAATTGTGCAAGAGTAGTAATCATTTTTGATTCCTTTAATTAAGTGAATAAGCCGTTATGATACACGAAAATCCATTTAATGTCAAATTATTTTTTAACCGGAACGCCAGTCATTTGTACGCAGGCGGCTTTCATATTTTGCTGCTTAAATTCCTGTGCTACTTTAGCACAAGTTTCCTGTTGTTCAAACTGGCCCACATACATGACACTGGTAGATGACAATCCTGCACCGATTAGAACGATAGTCCAAAACATATTATGCCTTCAAAATGTTAACAATACGCTGATGGATGATATCCATTTCATCCCGCTCAACATAAAAGTCCGTAGTCGGGTCATAGTACATGCCTTCTTTAGTATCGTAATACAGGACACGTCCGGAGAAGTTGAAAGGACCTTCTAGCCCCTTACGCGGACCGTACTTGGTACGCATTTCATCCATCTGATGTTTGTCTGCGATAACTTTGTAGCCCATATAAAACTCCTGTTGTTGACTGAATAAGACTCTATTATATACCCAAAACCATTTAATGTCAAGCCCTATATGTAGCGTATCCGCGGATTTTGCTCTGCTTATTAGCGTGGCTTTCGTTGAATTTGATCTCATATCCACGGTCACGCAAAGCGACCACTAGTACTGACAAATCACAATCTTCTTCCAAAAAAGCATTGGTACCATTTTGGTAGCTGTATGTAGAGATTTTATCTGCGATACCAAGACTGACCAACTTTGCTTTGGGGAAGCGGGCCCATGCATGACCCGGGTCACCGAACACTTTGATAGAGATTTTTTTAGCCATTTTCTAAGTCCTTTAATTAACTGTCTAAGATTGTATTATATACCCAAAGCCAATTATTGTCAACTTTGGGTATGTTGTATTTTTACAACACTTGGGCAACTGAAAAGTTGTTCAATTTTGTAATGTTTTCAATATGAGAATCAATTACAGATTGCTCAGTAGAGAGCGGCAATTCTCTAAAGTATAATGTTTTGCCTAGCATTACTTTATCTTTTGCGTTTCGCTTAGTGTGATCACTAGCAGCAATTAGCAAACAAATTTCTTCATTGCTATAGGGCTTCTTTTTGACAGACACTTTGAAATACAGTACAGACAATGCAACAGAATTGAATTTCATAAACACCTTTCAACTGAATAAGTGTTCATTTTATACCCAAATCCATTTAATGTCAAGTTTTGAGATTACGCAACCTTACGAAAATAATGATAGGGCAGGCCCAGATCATAACACAAATATTCCCAGTCACCGTTAGCATTGCTAGCATCCATGATCCAGCGCAATGCTGTTTCCCGATCACGGGCACCCATGCAAATAGTGTTGGTTACATGCTGTTCAAACCTATCGATAGCCTCAGTTTCGGCCGCTTTACGTGCAATGTCCTCTTGCTTGATGATTTCACCGAGCAACTGGAACTCAGCATCAAAGTCCGCAAGGGTCCACGTAGAGGTGTCAACACCGCGGGGACGAACACCGTAAGCGTCCTTGTACATATCCCAATATTGACATTGGGCCTGCTCCAAGTCAGACATTTGTTCCCAAGTAGTGAATTCAGACATATTTGCTCCGTTGATTAACTGTTTAAGTCTCTATTATATACCCAAAACCATTTAATGTCAATCTCTTTTCATTACATATTCAAACAAAATCCACTTAGCACGATTCAGACATTGACGGGCATCTTCAGCCCGCATATAGTCAACATCACCGTACTCGGTATTGACCATTTCTTGGGCGTCACTCATGAGGCTAGCAATCATCATAGCAGGACCGGACAGTTTGAAAGTGATGCTAGATTCCACAGACTCACGCATACCTGCTACGGTCACGCCATACATACGAACTTCACGCTTTTCTTTGTCTGTCAAACGGTCGTAAACTTGTGTCATAACTAGCTCCTTTAATCAATCTAAGCCTCTATTATAGACCCAAAACCATTTAATGTCAACCAAAATTTTATCTATGGCCATAAGCAAAAACCCCCGATTCCGGGGGTTTTATTATGCTAATTTCCACTTAATCAATTTATAATGGGAAATACTATCCCTATTGCTAAATCTAATTACAGTATCAAGTGTTATTTCGTGAAACTTGCCCCTATCATAAAAGTAATCCCACAAGTGCATCAATTCATTATTTGAATCAATTTCAATTTTGTAAGGTTTATTTTCTTCGTCCTTCAACCAATACTCTACAAATCTTCTACTTTTGCGTTTTACTGTAAATTTCTTTACTGGATTAAGTGTTTTTATTGTAGATGACGCAATTTGTGATCCTTCAAATCTAGTATCTAATTCTAAAAACATTTCATCTAGCCCAACATCATACTCATAGAATTCAGGTAAACGATACACCAATGGCATCATTTCTTCTTTAACTACTTTACAATCACCATGGATGAATGTGTTCAAATCTTTTCTATAACTAGTTAGTTGTTGACCTTTTAAGGTAAACATCATAAGTTTCTTACTGTAATAGTCACGGATAACATTAGCCTTATCTCTATCTTCCTGAATTATTTCTTTGAATAAAACTTCATCAGTAAGTTTAGTTGGTCTGTTACTAGGATTTATTATGTTACTAATACCATGACTTATTAATGGACGCAACCTATGCCAAGTAACACTCAATGCTAAAATATCCTCAGTGGTTTCAAACACCTCATATTTCTTAACATTTTTATTACCAAATATATCCCAATCATTACTTGTACCATTCAATCCACTAAGTGTAAGTGAAGTTAATGGTTGAATGTTACCCATTGTGATTGTATGGTGATTACCGTTAGCACCGGCAATAACACCAGATGATTTAAGGTTTCTTGCTGCGATTTGATTTAATATATTTGAATTAGCCAATTGTAATATCTTCCATTCCACTTGTGCGTAACCGCACGATATGACCCATCTGCCACTGTTTGGCCTCTAAGCCCTTCATTATACCAAGCCAACGATTTCTAAGATAAGCGACTTCATTAATCAATACTTCCATATCAATTACTTCATCTTCGCCTTCAGCATACTTTTCAGCATCACGGCTTGTCAATGCTCTATTATACGCTTCTAAATATTTTTGAAAATGAGTTCGGCGAATCTTCTTTAATCTAATATTGAGCAAGTTAAGTACCGCTTCTACTTCTTGTAATTGATTGAATCTATGTTCGGTGACACCAGGAATAGCAGCAATGTTCTTTTCAACATTGCCGTATACCTTTACTTCACGTTTTGCTTGTTCTAACTCAGATTCAAAGTGCTGAATGAAATCAGGGATTACACCTAAATTCACTGATACTCTTGTATACCAATTTGACATTTAATCCCATTCGTCTAAATCTTCTTCTTCAAATTCTTCGTAATCATCTTCTTGGAAATGTTCTTCAGCGTAACCTTTTAATGCTTTAGTAATATCTTTGTCCTTGAAGGCATCTTTGATATCATCTATCTCATAATTATTATCAATTAAAAAATTGACAAGTGTATCTGCCGCATCATCACGTTCACTTAAATCAATATGCTCACGTAATGCATCCCAAACTTCTGATATAACGTCTAAACTCATTCTGTAACTTCCTCCGTAGATGTTACATTACTTATCACACTTTTAGTTTTTCCAGTATATTCAAGCATCACCTTGTCAAGTATTCCGTCTTTGTTGGCTTCCCAACCCTTACGAAACGCTTTAAGAATTTCACCATCTTCAGTTACATAAACTAAACTGTTGCCTTCTTTTTTCAATGCATTAGACTTCTCAAGCATATCAGTTAAGCCACTATAAGGACTCATGCCTGTTTCATACGGAATCTTAACTTGAATACTTTCAAAAGGTTTCGCATAGCGAGTTTTCATAATCTTACAAGCAGCACGAATACCATTTACTTCACTAACCTTGTTACCATCTTCATCCTCTTTGAGTTTGAGTTTCTTCATAGCAACTACGATTGAACTTGCGTAAACAAATCCCTGACCACCACTGATTTTATCATCTGGGTCAAACATATCTTGACTTGCGTATGTGTGATTAGTAGCAACCAATCCTACATTGTGACTACCAAACATATTAACACAATTACGAACAAGTGCTGTTAGTGCTTTAGGCTTACGACCCATATCACCTTTCATATCACCTGCTTCAAACTGATTAACGTCAGTTGGAGTCAATAGCATACCAAGACTGTCAATGACAAACAATACTTTTGGTTTATCATCTTCTGCCATTAGTTTGTATGACTTCATAAATTCTGATATAGTCTTACCCACATCATCAATCATAGCCATGTTTAGTTTAAGCAATTTAGTTTCGCTTGTATCTACACCCAATGCGTGTAGCCATTTTTCATCTAAGGCGTTTTCGCTATCAATTAAGACAACGTAGATTCCTTGTTGTTGTGCGTGTCTGACGAGGTTTCCTGAGCAGATGAATGATTTTCCTGATCCAGACTCTCCGGCAAAGACAGTAACTTTACCAAGAGGAACGCCTTTATTAAAATCCCCGCTAATGAGATAATTAAGTCCATAATTTCCTGTACTGATCCAATCTGTTGGATCGTTATATCCTATGCTAAGTCCTTCAATTGACTTAGTAATTTCTTTTCTAAATTTCGATACGTCAAATGGTTTTGCCATTGATAATCTCTCTTTCTTTGTTATCGGTTATTTGTACCATTAAGATACATTCTATCAGAATATGATATTTTATCAAGTATATCGGGACATTTTTCTGCAATTGAATCAATTTCCCAATCTTGCGGATAGTGACGTAGTGCGGCTCTTGCGCGGTCTCTGATTAAACTAGGTACACGTGGTGTACGTCCAGGATCACACAACTCCTCTAATAATTTTTTGCCTTGCTTTAAGGCACGATATCTTTCGTCTGGTAATGTCATAGTGTTCTCCTAAGATAGGGGCCGTAGCCCCTATTTAGATTAAGACTTGTTTTGTCTAGCACGAATCATTGCTAGAATGTCTTGTGCTTTATCACTTGACGGAGCCGCTGTAGGAACTACAACTGGACTAGTGAAAGATGCTTCTGCTGCCGCAACATCATCTTCCCAAGCGGGTAGACCTGCGGGTGCTGCTGGTGCAGTGCGAGTTGGCAAGGGCGCTGCTTCAGTTTGTGAACCAGCTGGAGCATCTAAGCCCCATGGACGATAGTATTGTCCCCAACGTTCGTTGTCGTATGGTTGACCATCTACTGATGCTTCAAACATTTCTTTCAAAATACGCAATTCAGCTTCACCTGGCTTCTTCGGTAAAAATGTACTAAGGTCAAACAATCCATGTGCCTCGATTGCTGTTTGTTCAACCTCAGTCAATGCTGTTTCTCTACGTGCCCAGTTACTTGTACTGTAATCAGCATAGCCACCTTTGCTAGACTTCTTAATATTGAAGTCAAGACCACGTGTATAATCTGTAGGCAATTCCATGATTTCAGGATCAAGTAATCCACTCTTAACGATTGGGATAATTTGTGGGCTGATAACGAATCTACGAATTGGATTCGCAGGAGTCTTGTCATCACCAAGTGGGTTCTGACGTACAAAGCCTTGAAAGATGTAACTACGCTTCTTCCAATATTTGTTTGCCATTTCTTTCAATGTCTCATCTTTGTACCAAGGGCGAACCTCAGCCAAAATAGGACAAGTTGAACCATCGTTATACATTTCAACGCAAGGTACTTGAACAACAACCTGTTTCATTTCAGGATGTCCTTTAACTCCATTGAATGGAAGTTTAATGATTTGTTTTTCTACCCAGAAGAATTCGTTCTTTGTGTCGCCATCGGGCAAGAAACGAATTGCGGCTGTTGTGCCTTCGTCCATATTCCAGTGGGGGTAGATAGAATTATCTGATTGAGTGTTAGAACTCTTTGTTGTTGACTTATTGTCTTGCGCTGCGATACGTGCGCGGATTTCTGCTAATGATGCCATAATAATATTTCCTTATAAATTTGAGATGGTCTCGTTTTTAATTCGCTACTTCACTATGAAGTAACTAACACGATGAGTAAGTATAGCACTACTTTCTCAACCTGTCAATGTATTTATGCCAGATGTGGTAAACCTCACCTTTTAAGTGAGGTTTATTTACCCTTTTTATTTTCTAATGATTCTTAGAATAGCGTCTAGGTCCTCTTGACCTTCACGCATTTGTTGTCCGATATCATTGTCCATACCTTGTTTAACTTGATGGCCGCCGGCAAACATTGCTAATGCACCCAATACAACTAACATTGATACTAGTACCAAAGCATTTTTACCATTAGGGTCATTCATCATCTGTGTTAAATCTGGTTTACCCATAGCAATATATGCTCTCATCATAATGTCGGCAGCACCTGCTAATAGACCGCCGCCTGCACTAGCAGCCACAGCGCCGCCGATTTTTTGACCCCAACCTTCAGCTACAGCTTGTTGTCCGCCAACTGCTTGTTGAATGTTTGCAACTAAATCTTTACCATTTGCACTATGTTGTAATGCTTGAGTCAATTCTGCTTTCTTGGATTGTGCCATTTGAATATATTTTTGTATTCCTGGCATTGCTTTAATTTTAGCAATCATACTGTTCAATGAATCCATGAGACTTTCATTTAATTGGATGCTTTCTTTCACATTTTTCTTGCTAATGATTCTTAGAATAGCATCAAAATCTTCTTGCCCTTCTTTTACATTACCCTTTTCTTTTTGTCTCTGTTCTAATTCTTTGCCGTATGTGTCTACTTTCTTACGGAATTCCTTTTCCTGTTCTGGAGTAGTTTCACCCTTATGAGTTGATTTACGGGCATCATATTCACCAGTGTCTACTTCATGTAATGTATTGCCAAGATCGGTATCTTTCATACTTGGTTCATGTTTTGGTTTCTCTAATCTCTTTAACATCTTTGATATCTTGTCATGGATGTTATCAATCTTATCATTTTCAAAATCATGTTCAAATTCGTTAGCACCAGGATTGCGGCCGCGCATGGCATGTTGAGTATGTTCACCTTCTTCAAGTTCATCATCAAGCGCAGCCGAATAAGCCATATGCACAAAATCTTCAGTGTCTGGATGATTACCACCTATGATCCAATCCATGCCACCACTGTTAGATTGAGGATATATAGTAGCAATTAATCCATTACCAAATTCTAAAACCCATGTATCATCTTCTCCGGGTGGTCCAAATGCAAATTCTAAATCTTCCTTAGATGTTCTTAATGAACCCTTGCCCGTTGTTTTATGTGCCTTACTAGGATCATCACTGATGTTCATCACTTCAGTTGGATCAAATTTATCTAAATAACGTTTATCGTTTTTGGATCTACCAAACATACCCTCATCTTCTTCAGTTGTAACTGCTTGGCTAGCTTGGTTGATAAAGTTTTCATTAGCACCGACTAGTTTACCAATGTTATTGTTTTTAACTTTCTCTGTTGGGCCTAATTGACCTACACGCTTTTGATTAGCATCAAGACCTTCTTCCGCCACACCTTGCTCTTCAGGTAATTGCCCCTTAGGACCTGCCATTGGTTTTGTTTTTAGTCTTTGCTTTGTATCTTGTTGATGTTGTGTTTTATAATGTGGTGATTCTACTTGGTCAAGGTCCATAAATCTGTCAAAATCATCAGCGGCACGATTTATTCCACGAGTTACTCCGCGGTTAGATAAGTTAGAA